AAGAGTTTTTTAATAAGAGGGGGCTTTATAAGACAGCAGAAAAAGTGCAAACACTGGTAATGGCAGGGAGGATACAAGAGGCACAAAAAGAGTACGAGCAACTACGAAACTACCAAGAAGAAAGTACTGGTTGGTCTAACCCGTTAGACGACACAAGCTTTATACGTGATGCGTTTAGTGCAAAAGAACCAGATATATCACTACACGGCAAACTTGGACAACTGTTTGGGCCTTTAGAATATGGGTGGTTGGTCTCACTACTTGGACCAATGAAGAGGGGAAAAAGTTTTCTGTTACAGGAGATAGCACTACAATGTTTGTTAAACAGAAAAAAGGTGGTGTTTATTAGCCTTGAGATGGACGCACAGAGACTTAGTAAAAGGTTTTACTCTCAAATAACCGGTCTCCCCACTGGTTATGGTGTCTCTCAACAAATAACAATACCAATTCTTGATTGTAAATTTAATAAAAACAGAGTTTGTAAAGATGCTACCGCAGGTGTATGTTTTGGTTGCAGAGTTGGGATGCAAAACAGGTTTGTCCCAGACATTGTTTTAAAAGAGGAAATACGTAAAACACAGACCGCAAAAGATGTCGCAGAAGCGGTTGCAAATTTTAGAATGCTAACTGGGAAGAACGCACTGAGACTTATAAGCTACCCTGCCTTTAGCGCATCACTTGCAGACATAGAGGCCTCACTTGACACACTTAATTTTACACAGGGCTTTGTACCAAATGTAATTGTACTTGATTATGCTGACATAGTAAGGCCAGAGGGGAAGAACATGTCACCACTGGAACAAACAGACCTGTTGTGGAAAAGGTTAAAAGGTATGGGGCAAGAGCGGCACTGTTTGATGGTAACTGCGCATCAAGGGACACGGGAGAGTATTAAAAAAGAACTTATAACACAGACCGACACCAGTCAGAATATAAAAATACTTGCGCACGTAGACCTAATGGCGGGGCTCTCACAGACATACTTTGAGAAACAAATGAGTTGCATGAGGGTGAATGTTGTGGCGCACAGGTGGGCAGACTTCAACGAGACACGTCAGTTATTAGTGACACAGAACCTAGCAGTTGCTCAGCCAATAGTAGAGAGCGTTTTTGTAGGGAGCAGTTATAAACCACAGGAGGACGAATAGTAGACTATGATATTACTTAATATGAAACTGCAAAAAGAAGACATTTTAACAGAAGAACAGTTTATGAGAGAGTTTAGATTGAGCGCAGTAACTCTCCATAAAATGAAAACTATGGGGGTTCCATATATTTTGGTAAACGACAAAGCATATTGCATATTATATAGTAGGCGAAGTTTGCGACTATATGGCTTTGATAACATTAGGTTTTTCAAACAATTAAAACTTTTTTGCAAAACTCACAAAAATTTTTCCCAAAAACACGAACATCCAGTGTATAATGTAGTGTAAGGTAGTGTAAGGCAAAAACAAAGCAAACAAACAAGGAGGATACAAACATGGCATCAATCAAACCAATCGACAAAGTGAACGCAAAGAAGTTACAGAAGGTAGCAGCCCTGCTTGCCATCGACACTGCACAGGACAACGAACAGGTATATTTGCAGGTGATGGACAAAGTGGGCAGCATGGCGCAGGAAGACCAGCTAAAGCTCGACACAAAGGTTATTGACTTTTTCAACGCCAACATCGTTACCACTGAAGCCGCTGCAACAAACGCAGCAACGACCACGGTTGCTGATGGCAAAGAGAAAAAGGCTACAAGGGCTGATGTTTTCCGGGACATTACCCTTGGTGATGATGGCGACGGCCTCACGGCAAAAGACATCGCTGCCAAAATGAAGGAAATATACGGTGGCACTGATGCAGAGGCAAGTTTCCAGACCCAAACCTTCATGCGGGTTCTGGAGAGCTTTGGCTACGCCGAGAAAGATAGCAACACCAAAAAGTTCCGTATTAAAGTACGGCCCTAACCGATCAACATAAACAGCTTTGTTAAGCGGTGGGGGTTTATCTCCTCCACCGCCTTTTGCCATCGGAGGTACAAATATGACAGATGAACACAAACCTGAATTACACGAGCTGCTTGCGGTTGAAGGCAGCAAACAGGGCATAGCCCAAAAGATCATCCTTGAGGCTATAAACACCTTTACCAAAAAGCAAGACCATTTCCTCAGCCACGACAAAACCCTGCGCATGTTTGCAGATGAGGACAAAATGCAGGAGGACGCTGGGGAAGAACACAAGGCTATGGTAACAACAGTACCGGACAAAATTGCCTACGCAAAGGGGGCAATTATCGAGTACATTGATGTTGTTTTCCAAAAAGAGTGCAGCAATCAGAACGCCACGGCTGATCTTGAGGTTGACGGCATAACACTGGCTGCAACTTGCCCTGCCACGTTCTTGCTTGGGCTCGAGACGAAGAAGCTGCTTGAAATACGCAGCATGTTTGAGGCAATACCAACGCTTCAGCCGGGGGTCGAGTGGGAAAAAGACCCGCAGAGTGGGGAGAATGTTTACAAGAGTAAATATCCAGCAAAGACTACAAAAACCCGTAAAACCATCCAAAGCAAGATTTTGGTGCAGCCGACAAAAGAGCACCCTGCGCAAATCGACAAGTGGACCGAGGATGTGGTGGTGGGGTTGTACACTGAAGAAAAACGTAGCGGTATGATCACACCGGCAGAGAAGAGCCGGTATTTGGCACGCATTGATGCGCTGTTACAGGCATGTAAGCGTGCAAGGATGAGGGCAAACAAAACACAGGCCACTACTCACAAGGTAGCGGACAGGTTGTTTGAATATATTATGGAAGGCAAATAACAGATGGGCAGCCTTGTTGTTGATGTTATCCTCACCAACCATCTCTTCTTCGAGGAGGTGGGGACAGTTGTCAGCTTTTTGCCCTATAAGTTTAGTGAGCTGCTAGACATGGTGTTTGGTAAATTGCCCTGAAATAAACCTTAGACTGGGGGTTCAAGTCCCCTCCTGCCCTCCAATAAAACCATATGGGCAGGTAGCTTAATGGTAAAGCGAAGGGATTTACGTAATGAGACAATTTATTCAAAATACACCAATAAAGGTGGCTATAAGTGCATGACTGCGAATCATGATAACTTATAAACGACTAGCAGGGGGCATAAGGAGATATACTCCCTGCTTATAACCGTTAACAGGCGTATGGGGGTTGGTTCAAGGACCGCCCCCATACGCCACCGCCTTCTATACTATGTTAATAAACGATGAAACACCACTCGAACCATATACAGTAGACAATAGAGTTATTTATGTTAAAAGAGAGGACATGGCGTGCAACCCACCTGGTCCTCCTTTTGCCAAAGTTCGTGGCCTTTACCCGAAGCTTGTACAATTAAAACAACAGGGCATACAAACAGTAGGTTACACTGATACAACTATTTCGATGGGCGGTTGGGGTGTTGCTTATTTTGCAAAAGAGCTTGGGCTAAACTGTTACGTTTTCTACCCGCAACATTCCCCGTTGCGACACAACCTCCCTAAACATCTTCCGTTGTGGGAGGAGTTGGGCGCTATACCAGTGCCCCTCCTCCCATCTCGCCTCTCAATCATGCAATTGAGAGCGAAAAAGATTTTCCGTACAAACAACACCAAACTTGATAGACACTATATGCTGCCAAACGGCCTACCGTTTAAGGAAACGGTTGAGGAGGTTAGCAGGGTATATGTTAGTGCTGCGCTGACCAATAAGCATATATTCAATAATGCTACAATTGTGGTTGCAGTTGGTAGCGGTATAATGCTCTCAGGCATTATTAAAGGGGTGTTAATAGCCAATGCACGCTGCGGTATTAAACCGCATGTGATAAAAAGTGTTTTAGTAAGTAAAAAAGACCCGTCTGGTATACGTAGTAAAATACTCCTCAACAGTGGTCACCCTGCCCACAACAGCCCATATTCATTGTTTAACCCTGATATACCAATGCAGCATGTAATTGACGATGGGTATGAGTATGAGCAGGAGGTCGACAACAGCCAAATACCTTTCCCTTGCAACCGCTATTATGATGCAAAGGCGTGGGCGTGGTTGAGGAAGAATTTATGGCAATTAAATGACCCAGTAATTTTTTGGAATTTAGGGGCAGATGGTGTAATATGAATAATCTTGGGAGTCCACGGGTGTGGTATGTCGGAGGCTATCTTTCTCCCCGTTAAAGTTGGGTCATCCACTGTGCTGTAACATGCCCAAGCACAGTCTCCCAAGGTTAATATTTAAGGAAAGAAAATGCCGAACGAAAAGCAGCAAAAAGTAAATCTAGAACTGTTTCACCCAAGAGTGGCACAGGTAGTAGAAGAAAACCCGCAAAAGTTTGATATAAGGGTCTACAACACCTACCTGAGCAAAGGGCGTCATAAAGTAATCCAATACAGTGGTAGGATCAATAAAACCGAGGTTGGGGAACAGTTGACCATAGACATGGGTTTGTGGCGATATACTGGCAAAATACTTATCATCTCTCCGGGGAACCACGACACGGTTATAATTGGTCCTTTTGATGCAATCCCTAAAAACAGATTCACAACACCACAATATGCTGGAAAACTAGACCAAGTGCTGTTGGATGTAACCGAAATTACAAGGTACAGTAACGGGGCGTTCAAGGTTTTCTCTCTCAGAGAGGGGACCCTCTCAGGCTCGCAGATTGAACGAGCACTCGAATACATAAAGGAGCTAATGGGGTGCAATTAATTTATTATGATTTTTATATCAAGTGGTTAAAAAAGATGTTCAAAACATTAAGCCCACCACTTGATGAAATAATGATAAAATACTACCTTAAAGAGAAGGGGCAGTGGACAATTGCACAGGGGTTTGTTAAAAAAGACGGGACAAAAGTCTGTACTAATGACTATATATATCAATTAAGGAAAAAAGCTGTGTGGTTGCTTAAAAAACCATATCGTGTAAAAGAGTTTACCAGTAAAAACCCCATAACAGAGGAAGCTTATTTATATTTGTGTGATACACTCTTAGATGCTTATTTTCGAGAAGAAACAAGACATACTAACGCAACAAGAAAAAATGAAGTTATATACAAAGGAGTGTATAAATGAAATTTGACAAAGCAAAAGGCGGTTTAGGACTTCGCCCGAATCCGTTTACCCTTGTAAAAGATAAATACAAAATACCGCCCATGACTGTGTGGGAACTTGACTATACAAGTAGCTACTTACGTTCATTGAAACAAATAATAGGGGACGATGGTACAACAAGGGGCGAGTTGGCGCAGGAGGCATTTGGGTACAAAACTGCATTGGGCAGCAGCAATACAGGGGTTAGTATATTTAACCCAATGGTTGTTGTGTGGTTGCTTGACTTTTACGCTCATGGCAAAAACATCGTTGTATACGACCCGTTTGCAGGGGGTGGCACAAGGGCTTTTGTCACCGCTGCATTGGGGCATAGGTACACAGGGAAAGAGCTGAGGCAGCAGGAGATTGAGCGCATTTATAAACATGCGGGGCAGCATGGGTTGTTGGAGAGGATTGATATACATCTTGGGGATAGCTGTATACACGATGACACTTTTAAAGACAATAGCGCAGACCTGTTAATCACTTGCCCACCATATTACAACCTTGAAAAATATAATGGTGGTGAGGACGATTTAAGTATGCTAGACAGCTACACCGACTTCATTGCAAAGCTTGAGAAGTGCGTGTTTGAGACAAAAAGGATATTAAAACCCGATGGCGTGAGCTGTTGGGTAATGGGTATGATACGTGATAGCAAGGGTGTGTTAATACCAATGCACCATGATGTAACGACACTGCACCACAAGGTTGGTTTTCAGCACAAGGAAGAAGTGGCGCTGTATATGAAGAATACAGGCAGTGTGCAACGGATAGGGAATTTTGACAAAGGGAACAATTTCCTTATCCGCACTCACGAGTATTGTGAGGTGTACGTAAACAAGAAATAATATATCCCTTAATTACCCAACAAGGAGGACAAAACAATGACAACAAAACTATCATCAAAACAAAGGCAGTCGTTTGAAACAACAAACAAAATTCTCCAGTATATTATTAGAAATGGCAATGAGGTAAAATTCTCAATGCCACAGCTTGCGAAAGTAATGGGCTTAAAATACTGGGTGTTGAACGAATGTTGCCACAAGCTCGAGAGAGCAAAAAAGATAACGATAAATAGCTCTGACAAAACGATGGCTGCTACAGAAGACAGCGACCTATTAACGCCAGAGGAGTATGCAAAGGTTTGCAATTACAGGGTAAAAAAAGACACGACAAAAACAAAAGAAGGGCTACAAGGGGCGTTAGACAAAACCTTCACAGCAACCCTTGAGAAGATTGACTCTAATGAGATCTTCATCAGTGGGTCGCCTTCTGCAATAGCAGACCTGTTAAGGCTGTTGGCAAAGGATTCAATAGTAGATTTGTTGAAGCTGTTACCAAAAAATTAAAAGGAGGGACAAATGGAAATAAAAATCAAACAAGTTTTTTTAGACACTGACATGCGCAAAGGGCAAATTGCACTGAAAGAACTAAGCGGGGACGAGTATATTGCCGGTGGTGATTTTTACTTTTTCATCAATAAGCGCAGCGATATAATAAAAATCATAAGTAAAGAGGGTATGTATGTAGAGCGGTTGCCAAAGAACCAAACATACGATCTTACGCTGCGCAAAGAGAAATTGTTTAAAAAGATAGGGGAACATTGGGGCTTAACTCCAAGCGTTCGCAACGGTGCTTATGAGAATTTACAGAAACAGTTACGGGAGAGAAAAGTACTGCACGCAGCAAAACGTAAAAACAGAAGTAAATAAATAAGGACCAGGTGTAGCATTCATTATATATGGCAAACCCACAGCAAGACTATAAAGATAAGGTAGCGGCGGTTGAGTTTCTTTTGAAAAGGCAACATGACATTATAATGGAAGCTGTTAAGAAGACACCACCGTACTGGACTATAAAGCACTACAAAATGCTCATACATTATGCTTTTGAGGACATAATTTGGTTCAGCTACGGTGGTGGTAATAAAAAGAACAGAGAGTTAAGGAAACAGGTGCTGTTAGACATCGAAACATTAGGACTTTTACCAGTAAAAGGAGGAGTGAGACGTGCAAGTAATAAGAGAAAAGCTATTAGAAGCAATCAAGAAAGCTCAACCGGGAACGAGCAGCAAGACACCAAGCACACCACAGGATGATGCCATAGCAGGATTTGACAACCTGTACTTTGGCAGTGATTATGTCATGACTTATAATGACGCAGTCAGTGTCCGTGCCCCTATTGCAATAGGGATTGAGTGTGGGGTGAAGGCAAAGGAAATGATCTCATTGGTCAATGCGTTGAAAGTAGAGACGCTTGACATTGATTTCAAAAACGATCAACTTCTTATAAGCGGCCCTACAAGCCGTGCCGGTATGATAAGCGTGGTGGATTGGAGCGAGAGAATGAAAACCGTAATGGAAACACTGAAGGTCGACCCTGCTGCGTGGTTGCCAGTACCGTCAGACCTACAGGATGCCATCCGTATTTGCAGCTTCAGCACCAGTAAAGAGTTAATAATGGGTGCGCTCTGCTGTATTAACATCAAAGACGACAAGGTGTGCAGTTGCGATGATTACCGCATAAGTACATACCAGTTGGGCAGCAGCATAAACGCTAATGTACTGGTAAGAGGTAATGATATTATAGGGGCAACAAAGTTGGGCCGCTTTGCCTTTTATAATATCACCGATGCATGGCTGCATATTAAGTTTGAGGATGAGACCATTTACAGTTGCCGCAGGGTGTGGGACGATTATCCTGATGTTGGTGGTTTCTTTGAGAAGAAAGACGGGCTACCAATTAGTTTCAGTACCGATGTGTTGGCAAGCTTGGAACGCAACATGGTGTTTGCAGAGGGGGAGAAAGAGACCCAACTGGACACTAAAGTAACCATCAAACCCGGAGGTGCTGGGACACTGCACAGTTACAAAGACGGTGTAGGCTGGGAAGAGGAGGACATACAAGTAGGGTACGATGGCAAAGACGAGATAGTGTTTAAAGCCAATCCTGTTTTTCTCTCCCAAGTCATAAACAAAAGCATGGGTGTCACCTATTGCCCAAATGAGCGAAGGCTGGTGTTTGAGAGTGGGCAGTTCAACCATGTTCTTTCTGTAGTACAAAACTAATATATATACGAAGTATATATATTACTCTCAACATAGGGAGTGGATGTAATGTCAACATCGTTTATCAAATTGGTAAAAGTTGAGGGTTAAAGTCCCTCCTCCCTTTTTAAACCTAACAAAAGAGGTGAAGAGTGGTAGAAGAAAGACAGCTATATACTAAATACAGACCACAGTCATTTGAAGACCTGTTTGGTAATATAACAACAATAAAGAGTGCCAAACAGGTCTTGAAAAAAGCTACAGGGAAACCTCAAACATATATGATAAGCGGCCCAAGCGGATGTGGTAAGACCACAATTGCACGGATTATGGCAAAAGAGCTGGGGTGCAGCGGCAGAGACCTAACTGAGCTGGATGTTGCAACAACAAGAGACATGGCTACCATACGCAACATCATTGACCATACCAAATATGCGCCAATCGACAGCAAGTCAAAAGTTTATATATTAGATGAGGCGCAGCAATATAAAACTGACTCACAAAACGCACTTCTTAAAACCCTTGAATACCCACCACCCAATGTATACTTTTTTATTCTTACAACAGACCCTGACAAACTTATTGAGACAGTGAAAAACAGGTGTGTGCATTGGCGTGTAAATACATTAGACAAAAAGGCAATGACAGCCCTTTTAGACAAGGTTTGTGCTGCCGAAGACATTGATTTGCCATCAAACTTGCATTATGAACTGCTTATAAGCGCAGAGCACTGCCCAAGAAAATTGCTTGTCAACCTTGAGAAGATAAGCGGTATGATTGGGAAAGAAACCATTGAAGACATTGTCGAAGTAATAAAAGGTGTCTCTGAGGAGTTGCAAAGAGACATAGGAGAATTATACAACAGCATTTGGCGTGGTGAGAAGTGGGAAGTGGCGGCAAGGCAGGTTCAGAAATGGAAAAAGAAAGAGACAGACGTATTGCGAACCATGTTAAGCTACATGGGCGGCGTACTACTGCGCAGCGGCGATTATCGTGATGCTTTGATAATAAGAGAGACGATGGATGCATTCAGGATAATTACTCAACCATACAACAGTGATCGCTTTGCTACTTTTGTCTATGCGTGGTACAAGGTGTGGGAAATATGTAATAAAGAGAGACGATAGCTATGGTCTACACAACAAACACAAATTCATCTTATTCTTATACATATGGTGGGGTTTATGATCAAGATTATGATGATGTCACCGCCGCAAGAACCTACACAGATGGTGGATCTTTAGAGGACTATATCACCTATGTAATGCAACCAGAACCAGAACAATGGTTTATTGAAAGACCTATAATTTATGACAGGCTTGACTATTTAAAACCTGTTAATTTTCACAAAAACTTTCAACTCAAAAATTTACCAATAAGCAATAAGATTTATGCCAATTAAACAGCCGTAAGAGGAGAATTATAATGGCAGTAAAAGATGTTAAGTTTTTAATAGGTGACGAGAACTCTGACACATACATCGCAGAGTACGATGGCAATTTCATTATTCAAGATTGCGAAATGAACGAAGAAGGAGATATTATAGGCAAAAAGATTCGTGTTGAGCGTAAAATAGCATCGGAGAGTTAATATATGAATTTTTGTCATCTGCATGTACACAACGAGTATAGTATATTAGATGGTTTTGGGAAGGCACAACAATATGCGGCAAGGTTGGCGCAGTTGGGACACAAATTCTGCGCCCTTACAAATCACGGGAATGTTAACGGAGCAATACAATGGCAAAAGGCTTTAAGCGAAGTAGGGATAACGCCCATTTTCGGATGCGAGCTGTACATAGTCCAAGACGCAGCAGTAAAGCAAAAAGGGGATGTCAGAAAACACATCACGGCACTCGTGGAAAACGAAGAGGGGTGGCGTAACCTGTTGAAGATGTTAAGCTATGCAAATATTGAAGGATTTTATTACAGGCCAAGGGTTGATGTAAAAACTTTTGAGGGGCACATGGGTGGGTTGGTTTTTTTAAGCGGTTGTGCTGATAGTTTGTTGTTGACAAGCTGGGGGTTGGATGTTGTCTCGAAGCTTTACCACAACAAACAGATTTACTTCGAAGTAATGCCGTTTTGTACAGAACAGCAAAAAACTATCAACAAATTTTGTATTGACAACTGCGACAATGATATGCTTGTCGCAACAAATGATGTCCACTATATAATGAAAGAAGATGCAGAAGTGCACGATGTAATGCTTGCCATACAGACGAAGGACAAAATGAGCAGCAAAAGCAGGTGGACGTTTGGCGATGGTGAGCTATATCTTAAAAGCGATTATGAAATGATGAAGGGGTTTAAAGAGCAGGGGGTACTAAACAGGGCGCAGTACTTAAATGCAATACAGCAGACGGTACAAATTGCCGAGCGCTGTAAGCAATTTAAAATACTCCGTGTACCTGTTACCCTGCCACGCATACCACAGGTTGACGAGGGGAGAGATGAGTTTGCATTTCTACGCAATATTGTTTACCCAAAACTGAACATATTATTAAAGAAAATACCCGAAGACAAAAAGTGGGAATATGGTGAGCGGCTAGAGGAAGAATTGGAAGCAATTAAGAAGGCTGGGTTTACACGATATTTCCTTATTGTGTGGGAGCTTATACAGTGGTGTAACAACGAGGGCATAATGGTTGGGCCGGGAAGAGGAAGTGCAGGGGGCAGTTTGGTTGTGTACTTATTGGGGATAACACAGGTAGACCCTATAAAACATGGGCTGCTGTTTTTTAGATTCATCAGTCCAGACCGTATTGACCTACCAGATATTGACCTTGACTTTGAGGACACAAAAAGAGAACTGGTGCGCAAACATTTGATTGATCTTTATGGTGAGCACAATGTAGCTTATATCAGTACAGTACAGGAGATGCACGGTCGCAGTGCTATACGTGATGTCGGAAGGGTTTTTGACCTACCGGCAAAAGATGTTGATGAGTTTGCCAAAAGCATTGACAAAGGGCTGACAGACAGTACTAATACTGAGGCCGCTGCGCAATTTGCAACCGATCATCCAACGCCATATAAAATTGCGTTGCGGTTGGAAGGGCAGCTACGCAGTAGTGGCACACATGCTGCTGCTTGTGTAGTGAGTAATGAAGACCTTACACTTGGCAACAAAGGGGTCCTTTTAAACGCAAAAAACAATGAACTGGCTATTAACTGGGACAAAGACGATGCCGAGTTTATGGGGCTAATGAAGCTTGACTTGCTTGGGCTTAAAGAGCTCTCGGTATTAAACAGGGCAAGGAAATTGATAATTGAGAAAGAAAGCAAAACATTTGAATATACCGACATACCACTGGACATACCTTACGTACTACATGAATTTGCACAAGGGAACACCGTTGGCTGTTTTCAATTTGGCAGCGATGGTATCCGTAAACTGTGCAGAGATGTTGGTGTGAGCAACTTCGAAGACATTGTTGCTATAAACGCATTGTATAGACCAGGGACAATGCGCAGCGGTATGTTTCGTCAGTACGTTGACGGTAAGCACGGGGTAGCAATACCTAAAATACACCCAAAGTTTGATGAGATAACCAAAAGCACCTTTGGTGTGGTGGTGTATCAAGAGCAGTTAATGAACGTGACGCACTACGTCGCTGGGTTGGATTGGGCTACTACCGACAAACTGCGCAAGGTGGTTGCCAAAAGCAAGGGGGCGGCTGAGTTTAATAAGTTTAAAGATATGTTTGTTGCGGGCTGTTACAAAACAAGCGGTATTGATGAAAACACGGCAGCAAATTATTTTGACAAACTGGCGGCGTTTGCTGGATATGGATTTAATCGATCACATTCTGTACAGTATAGTATAATCGCCTATTGGGGGATGTGGTTAAAAGTTACACACCCTGCCGAGTTCATAGCCGCATCATTAACCTTTGGTAGCGATTCAAAAACAGGGGTGCTTGTAGATGAAGCTATACGCTTGGGGTTGAAATTAAAACTGCCAAAATACGGGGTTAGTGATAGCTTTAACTGGGTTGCAAAAGACAACTATCTATACTGCCCATTCATCGAGGTAAAAGGCATTGGTACAAGCGGTGCTCAAAAAATAAAAGATAGTACAATAGAGTCAAAAAAGCCAAAAAGGTTTTTCACTTCAGGCACAGTGGATTTACAAAAAGTGTTGGGTGCGAAAATGTTTGACCTGTTGGTGAAGATAGGAGCGTTTACAGACTATGAAGCAACAGTTGCAGACCTTGAAAACATTAAAGACCTGTTTGACTTTAAGTTCTCCAGTGGTAGTACACCCGAGAAAGCAATTGTAAGGTTGTTTGAGGGCGCTGATGATAAAACACAAACGAAGCTGTTAGCCGAACTACCCGACATAACAAACGGTGAGTTTGGTGGGTTGAAATTTAAGCTGGGCAAACGGGCCGTGTACCAAAACAAAGAGCTAATTAATTGTACTGCCTGTGTGTTACGCAAGGGTTGTAATGCGCCTGTGTTGCCGAGTAAAGGGCTGTATAATGTAATGCTGCTGGGGGAAAGCCCGTGGAAAGACGAGGACAGAGAGGGTAAAGGATTTGTAGGGAAAACAGGGAAGGAAATACTTTGGCCCGCTCTCCAAAAACACAACCTTCAACGCAATATGTTTCATGTAACTAATACAGTGAAATGCGCTCCATTTGCTCAAAAGCTTGATTCAAAAGTTGCTCTACCTTGCCAAAAGTGGTTAACCGAGGAAATACAGCAGTTAAAACCCTGTCTAATAATGGCTTTTGGTAAGATAAGTTTAAGCTTTTTTGAGGGCGAAGAGGGCAGTATGCTACATTGGAACGGTAGAACTAAGTGGTATGACAAGTGGAACTGCTGGGTAGTATTTTGCATCCACCCAAGCTATGTAATTTATAAGGGTGGGAAATCGCAGGATTTTGACGATGCTATACAGAAATTTGTTGACCTTATGAAGACATTAACTGGTATTATTTTTTAAAACTTTTCTCATTTCTTGCTACATCAAGTGTATAATATAACATAATGTTAAACACAAAAAGGAGAGAACAATGACCGAACAACAGGATTTTAACTACCGCAAAGAACTTGAAATTAATATGATGAAACTCGAACACGAATGGTCACAACAACCATTACTTTTTAGTAAATGGGCCGATGCACACTCCGCCTCTGTACATGAGGTAGACCTGCTGAAACAACAGCTTGAAGTTGAAGAAGAAATGCTTGACCGCACAAAAGCAGAAGTAGATCTTGACATACGCACCCATCCCGACAAACTTCCTATAAAACTGACCGAGGCGACTGTGGCTGCATATATAACTACAGACGCAAAGGTACAGAAACAAAAAGACAAAATAAACAAAATGAGAAGCGAGCTTGTAGAAGCAAAATATAGAATGGGTTTGCTTGGCAATGCTCGTGATGCCTTTGTGCAGCGCAAGGACGCACTACAGGAGCAGGGGCGGCTTTTCCTTGGTAAATACTGGTCAATGCCGAGTGCAAAAGGGTTAACCGACAGAGAGAATGATGCCCTAAAGAAAACCTTAAAAGAGAAACTTGAAGGCGACAAAGAATAATGGATCTTTTCCCAGAATTAATATATAAAATAGGGTTTTTATTTGGTAAAATCCTATTAGGATTGCTTGGGATTTTTGTTGGCGGTTTTATAGTCTATTACGTTGGGAGACTATTTGGTTTAGGAATGGCAAAAAGTTTGAAAGAAATGTTTACTAACCGAAAGGAGTATAAAGATGGCAAGCGACCTAGATAGAAAATTGGCTGAGGCAATTGCAAAAAGTTATAGCAAACGTGACAGTGGCGGGAAGTTTAAAGGCATTTTCAGGGACGATGTAGAATTAAAATTCTGGAAATGCTCGGCAGACGAACACCACATTGACATCTTGCCATACCTTACTGCAAAACAGGACCCCGACTATTGGCTGGATGTTTATACACACAGCAAGGTTGGGGTGAATGAGAACACCTATGTTTGTATGGCCGACTCATTTAGTAAGCCATGCCCTATTTGTAAATACATCAATGACATTAAAAAAGACCCTAATGTCAGCGAGGAACAGGCACAAGCTGTTTGGGCGGCGCAGCACGCTGTACGACGCAGTATTTACAACATCATCTGCAATGACAACAACAAAGAACAGGACAAGGGAATCCAAATATTTGATGTTGCGTGGTGGAACATGGAGAAGCACCTTGGGGCGCTGTGCAAACGCAAGGACGGTGGGTTTAACACACCATTTGCGTTGAAGAATGGCAGCGAGCTGTTTTTTACTCGCAGCGGCAGCGGGCCGAAAAATACAAACTTCTATGGGCATAGGTTTGAACCAAGGGATTATAATTATCCAGATGAAATACTTACACAAACCTACCCGCTTGATCAACTTATTGTACTGCCCGAGTATGAAGAATTAAAAGAGATCTTTTACAGTGCGCTCGACCTCGACCCTACACCTGCAAAGGTTGTTGATATGAAACCGGCAGAAACAAACAGGGTCTTTAGGGAAGCGCAAAGCATGAATGAAAACGCTGGCGTACGACAGCCGGAAGAAAAACACACTCACACAAGCAGAGCGCTTAAAGAGTGTCCAGCCGGTGGGAAATTCGGCATTGACATAGGTAATTATCCTGAGTGTAAAACCTGTGATATCTTCGACACCTGTAGTGATGAGAAAGAGTTCTCTAGTGGCAACAAATCTCCACAGGAAGAGAAAACAGAGCATAAAGCTGCAACAGAACAGCCAGCCGAGCAAAAACAACCGGCGCAGGGAATAAGAAGGATACCTAAATGATCGAGAAAATAGATACAAAAAGGATAGCAAAGCAGGTTGAGGAGAGTGTTACTAACAAAGGGGACGATGAGATTCCTTTACAAAAGGCCTCTATCCCTACTGGTTCAACACTCCTCAACCTCGCCTGTTCCGACAACCCCTTCTTTGGCTACAACGCTGGGAAGGTAGTAAACATCGTTGGTGATAGCAGCAGCGGGAAGACACTACTGGTGTTAACGATGTTGGCTGAGATGGCACGCAACAGCGATTTCGACGAATATGAGCTTATTTATGACGATGCAGAGGTAGCGTTAGAATTTGATATCGAAAAGCTATTCGGCGTAAAAACAGCAGAGCGTGTGCAACTCGAGACAAAAAGCAACAAGGTTGGAGAGTTTTACAGCAATATTCTCAAGGTGATAGCGAAAGGAAAACCATTTGTGTACGTCCTTGACAGCCTTGATGCTTTAAGCACAGATCAAGACGAGGAAGCTGCAAAGCAGTTTGCTAAAAAAGGAGAGGCAGAGGGGAGTTTCAAACTTGAAAAACCCTCTCTTGTAAGCCAAATATTACGCTATATCATTGACGACATAAAAGACTTACAAGCCCTTGTTGTTGTTCTCTCACAGACACGACAGAACATAGGCGTTATGTTTGGCGAGAAGAAGCGCAGGAGTGGCGGAGATGCACTGCGCTTTTACAGCACCATTGAGACGTGGCTTGCAGTGAAGAGTAAAGAGAAATACAAGGAGCGGGAGATTGGCAGCAACGTAATCGCCAAGGTGAAGAAGAACAAACAGACAGGGAAGCTGCGGCATGTAGAGTTTACAACATATTATGATTATGGTGTAGATGATATAAACAGTTGCATTGACTTTCTTGTCTCTGAGAGCTACTGGAAAAAAGTAAACGGCAAGATAACAACAGCAGAAGCAGACAAAGACATCTTTGGTGTACACACTGCTGTTGCCCAAAGTGCTCTCGTGGAAGCAATTGAGGAGTCAAACCTTGAACGCCAGCTACAGGCAATTACTGGTGACGTATGGCTTGCCGTTGAGAAGAGTTTGAAACTAGGAAGAAAACGAAGATTTGAATAGGTAAAGAGAATGGCTTTGCCAAACCGAACGTACAGCACTGGATTATCCCTTTTGTTCGGTGCTGTACGTTTACGTGAAAGAGTAAAATGCCTAATAAAAATAAGATAAAAGGAAGTAAATTTGAACTTGACATTGTAAAATACGCCCAACAGTTTGGTTTTGAAGCGAAACGTGTCCCTTTATCGGGTGCGTTGCCAGACCTTCCTGAGGACGTTGTTATAGATGGAGGGTTATACCAATGCAAAAAGAAGAAAAAACTTCCACTGTGGCTGGAATATCCAAAAGCAGTGGGGGTTATTATGGCGCAGGACTATGGGCAACCAATGATACTATTGCCACTGGCTACATACCTTGGACTATTAAAAGAGTTAAAAGAGGCACAGAATGGCGCTGTTGAAAATACAAAACTCACAGATACCATGCGAAGAGAATACACACCTATTGTTACAGAGCCTAGCAAAAGTCCACTTGATTGAAGAGGAGTTTACACTAATTGAATACAATGATTTTCTTCGTCTAATGTTTTTAGATGCTGAGTTTATTAGCGGGACATATCAACAATACAAAATAGTAGAAGCAATTTGTGGTTGTTTGGGACATACAAATGGACTTTTTAACAGAAATAATCATTAAAAACTTCCAGAGCCATAAGCATACTGTATTACCCCTTACCAGTGGCTTTAATGTTATTAGGGGGCAAACTCGCAGCGGTAAAACGGCAATTATAAGGGCTTTAAACTGGCTGTTAAATAACCGCCCACAGGGTTTTAAGTTCAAAAGCACTTTTGCTACCCCAGCGCAACAAACAAGGGTTGTGATAAAAACCGACAGCGGCAGTGTAATTGAACGCATACGTGATGAAAATGCAAATTGTTACCTGTTGGCGGGCAAAAAGTTTGAAGCATTAAAAGGTGATGTACCAAAAGCAATCATTGATGAACTAAACATAACAGATATTAATTTTCAAACCCAGCACGAAGGTTTCTTTTTATTGCAAGATAGTGCTGGGGACGTTGCCCGTAAATTCTCCAAGCTTGTTAACTTAGACATAATTGACAAGTGTATAAAATGTGTTAACAAGATCATAAATGATTATGACTCAAAAAAGCAGGTAGCCGAGGAATATATTGAGAAAAGTAAAGACCTGCTTGCCCCATATGCGTCTATAGACGAGCAAGAGAAAGAATTGACAGCGTTAGAGGTGCAACAGGCAGAATACCAAAACTTAAAAGCCGAATTTGAGCAGTTACAAACCCTGTGTTTAAATGCCACCACGCAGCGAGAAAGGGTTGAATTTTGGTCGCAATGGCTAAAGTGCGAGCAATCATACCTCTCACTTAATTCTGATATTCAAGAGTATAACAAACAGGCCCAAGATTATAAAAATGGGGTAGAGTTCTACAACCTTTGCTGCACACAAAAACAAAAGGTAGAGGCTTATACAGATTGGTTAAGTGTTGAAGGACCTCACTCTATAATTGAAAAAGATATAGAGCAATATAAAAAACTCTCTGTAGAAGCAGTAGATTTAAAAAGAAGTATTGACAGTGTAATTCTCAGCCAAAACCTCCTTAACAAAATAGAAAAAGAACTTCAAAGAGACATTGAAATGTTGCAGAAATCTTTTCCTGCAACATGCCCTTTGTGTGGACAGCCCGTGGGTGAAAACTGATGCTAGATATTAACGCCACCTAAAGGTCACGTCGACGTTTAGCCTCTTGTTTTGTACAAACACCCACGGGCTATCTTTTAAAGGTACTAAATGAGTACAGACCACAAAAACAAATCAATAGTAAGCGACATGGTTAACTCCAAAGGAGAAGTTGTAAGTTTTACATTAACCGAGCGTGATGGGAAATTGATATTACAGACAAGCAATGGGCATTTAGAGATAGTGCCAGTAAACACCAACGAACTGTGGATTGAGATAAAGAAATGAAAAAATGCCCTGTTTGTAAGCGTACAATCAACGGGAGGAAAAAGTTATGCCACAAATGCGCACACGAGGGTGGCCTTAGCTATCGCCTTAGCTATCAGAGAACATACCATATATGGAAAAAGGTTGTATACAGATGGTTAGCACAATGGTTTATGGAGGGTAAAATATGAAAGTATTAGCATTGCCTGATTTGCATATTGATGAAAAGAGACCACAGTGCAGGACAGATGAAGATTACTTTGCTACGTGTCTTAGCAAGATTAAGTTTTGTGTCGAACAAGCAATTACAAATAAAGTAGATGTTGTATTACAACCTGGAGATTTTTGGAACCGCCCACGAATCAGCTATAACGCCTATGCACAAATAGCTAACCTGTTGACTATCCTTCAAACCTGTAAAATACAAGTATATTGTGTGTATGGGCAGCATGATCTTGATTTTAGAGACAAAAACAACACTATGATGAATAGCCTTCAAAAGAGCGGGCTTGTATATATTGCTGGAGAAGGGCAGAGGATTTTTATTAACGACAAAGACTCTCCCGGTAAAGGCGTATACATTTACGGTTGCAGTTATGATAGTCCTGTGCCGACTGTACAAGAGCGTGACTGCCCTTCCATACTAATGTATCACGGGATGGTGTTAAAGGACGAGAATAGTAAGTTGTGGGCTGAACAGACTGGGTATAAAACCATAAAAGATTTTCTCGAATGGGACTTGGTGATTAGTGGAGACAACCATACAAGCTTTAATATTGATTGTAGCAGTGGGCATAGCACCACAGGTATTGCAAAGGTAATTAATTGCGGCTGTATGATGCGCAATACAATTGATATGTTTGACTATAATCCAGTTATATCATTTATTGAAATTACCAGCAACAATATTTTATCAATGCCAATAGCAGTACCAGTACAGGCGGCAGAAAAATGCTTTTGTAATGTTGAGGCGATAAAAAAGAAAGACGAACAAGATGAGAAAATAAAAGAATTTATTAAATCACTGTCTGGCGACATAACTATTAATGATATAGACTTTGTAAAAAACCTGACAGAGTTTATAAAGACGAATGAAATAACAACCGAGGTTCAAACAGCAATTCAAACAGTGTTAAAAAATGCTGGAAAGTGACATAATTGATCTGTTAAAGGCAATTAAATTGACATTAAATCTAAAAGACATTAAACATTTAGATGCACGATTAGATTGTCTTTTAGACCCAAGTCAAATAATAGAACATGAATGGAGGTATAGTGCAAATCGTGACGACTATCGAGAATTCTATATAATTTTTTACGACTATACAAAAAATGAAGTGCTTAAATTGATAAGTGGTTTTCCTCTTGTAGATGAGCTTGAAATTATAACAAAAAAGGGAATGCAAACGATTTTCTCTATTAACGAATTATCTCAAAGTATATTCAACCTTGAGGGCGGTATGTTGGCAACGGTTGGCATATCAGACAGTTATAAATTAACACGCATTATTACAGAGTATATTACAAACGCATTACAAGAAAGAAATAACAAAATTGCAATAGGAGAGATATATGCTCGATGAAAAGATTATAAAAGACTTGACAACATTGAAGCAAAAAATTGACAACGGAAAAAGTGAGCGGGACAAAACAAAAGGTGCATTAGAGGAAAACCTTAAAAGGCTACAGCAAATGTTTGGTGTTGAAGCTATTGAGGAAGCCGAGAAGCAACTAGAGAAACGCAAAGAAGCGTTGCAAAAACTCGAGGAGAAGATTAATAAAGGTTACGAAACGCTGAAAGGTAAATATGAGTGGTGATTTTCAAACCCTGCGTAGCAAATTAAACGAGCGCAAAGCGGCAAGAGATGTTATCCTTGGCACTGTTCAGTACAACAAACAACAGCTAAAAGAGATAGGGGCTGCTGTAGATACGTACCTACAGGCACGTACAGTTATACAAACAGTGGGCGAGCGCACACAGCAAAACTTGGAGCACGAGCTGGAAAGCATTGGACAACTGGCATTAAACAGTATATTAGATGACCCGCCAGTGTTCAAGGTTAAATTCGTACAAAGAAGGAATCAAACAGAGTGTGACATAACACTTGACGGACAAGCACCGCTGGATGGTGATGCAGGTGGGGCATTGGATATAATAAGCTTTGCCCTGCGCATATCCTTTTGGTGTATTAACAAAAGTAGACATGTCTTTATCTTAGATGAACCATTTCGCAACCTATCACCAGATTTACATAATAAAGCAGGGGAACTATTGAAACAATTGTCTAAAGAGCTGGGGTTGCAATTTATTATAATTAGTCACTCAGTTGATATTAATGAGAATGCAGATAGGGTATTCTCAGTACGTAAGACCAACGGAGTATCATTAGTAACTAAACTTTAACGAAATTTACGATACGTAAAGGAGGTGATGTAGCACTTAGTATCATAACTAACATAGGAGGACACGGATGAGGAAAATACTCATCGTCGCCCTAATATGCTTGGCTATGACCAGTCAAGTTCAGGGAAAAGAGATAAACATAAAATGTAGAGTAACAAAATACACAAAAAAAGAGTGCCCTAACAAATACACGGCCTCGGGTAAAATACCAAGAGAAGGGTTTGTTGCATTAAGCAGAGACTTATTAACAGAATATAAAATTCCTTGGGAGGCAGAACTTGAAATTAAGGGGCTATTTAAACAGAAGACAAGGTTTTCAGTCGAGGACTCAACAGGCGATAAGATCAAGAAGAAGGATGGCACGTTTTTTTACATTAGAAGAACAGTCGACTTCTTCGAAGAACACTACAAAGACAGAAGACTCAGTGGTGAATACTGGGTCACAATCAGATGGAGGACAAAATAATGATAATTAATGGAGGTTAGAAATGACTGGTAAAGAAATGGATGACTTTTTAGAAGCACACCAAGAAATAAGATGGGCAATAGAAGACGACAAAAAGGCCATTCGTTTTCGCAATGTTAACCTTCAGTGGTACAAAGAGGATGAAAACGCCGTAACAAGGATTACAATGGTTAAGCTTGATCAGCTTACCACAAACGAATTGTTGATGGCAATAAATAAAGGTTTAGACGTTGAACAAATAACACGAGTAACTGGGTACTTTGGCAAGGTAAAATCATTTAATCCGGGGAAGATTGGGGAACTTGTAGACAGAAAAACCCAAATACGTGAGAACAGAAGCTTTTAAACACAAAAGATGGACTTGTATGCAATGGATTTGCTGCAACAACGTGTGGCAATTATTAATCTCTATCAGCTATTCAAACAGGGCATTTTGGAAACCAATTTGCCCTGTTTGTGGTCGCAAAGGAGAAAGTTATGATGAAACTTTACGTAAAGCATCATCCAAAAATACGTTGAATTGTGTGTGACGAGGCAGTTAGCATCGTAAAAGGCAAAGACATTGATTGTAGTATTGTGGCTGTGGATTCTACAATTTTTAGCGAACAGGTCGACGCTCTTGTAGATATTTGTTACTATGGGTTAACAAGTAAAGGTTTAGAAATTGAAGTGCCTATACTTGTGGTTGAAGATGATGAAACAGAGAGGTTTGAGATAAAAACTGGGGAAGATGTTATTTTAGCATTAAAAAGTGCGTAAATTTTGTCATTTTACATATAATCCAGTGTATAATGCTATATAGCTGGGTAAGTAAGCACTTATAAAAAATTAAGAGCAAAAACGTCTGGCGCTGCTGGACAACAGAAGTAACAATAGCAGAATGGGAGTGAAAATATGTCAGTTTCTATACCTGAAATATTACGAAGAATTGAGTATTTGGAAGACAGAGTAGAAAAACTGGAAAAAAGACTTGAGGAATTAATTGAAAAAATAGTCAATTTAAGGCATAAATAAAATAATAATATAGTGGGAGGAAAATATGATAACAAAACTACAGGCACTATTGGAGTCAATGGTTTTATGGGAGGATATGGCAGAAACTGGGAAGGCTAACAAAAAAGACAGTAAGGTGTGGGACATAAATGGTGGAACCATACCTAGCCGTAGCAATGATTGTCCCTGCTGTGAGTATGTAATACAACAGGAAGGGGACGTTGAAGATGAGATGTGCAAGAAAAGCTGCCCTGCTTACGCAATATGGGGAAATCAAAGATGTGATGCGCGTTCTTCTATTTACCGGAAATGGCGAGAAGCAAATACCTCTGAGGAAAGAAAGTTATACGCAAGCGAGATTGCACAAGGGTTTCGTAGGTTATATGAAGAAGAATTGTCGTACATCAAACAAAAGGAGAAAAAGGACATGAACAGACCATTTGAAGTAGGCGAACCGGTTTATGATGATGTGTTTATGGAGTGGGGGGAAGTGGACACGATTACACCAGGGTTGTCTTTCCCGGTAAGAATGAAGGCTCTCTCAAATGAAGTAAGACGTACATATACAGAGGATGGCCGGTATTTACTTTCTGACAACCGACCCCAACTTCACCACGCTGACGAGATAGTGAATAATAGGTTGGTGATAGAAGTCCTGCCACCCCCGAAGAAGAAGGTCAAGAAGTTGGTATGGCTGAATTTCTATAAATTTAGACTACACAAATCGGTGGATGGCCCCTTTGACACCGAAGGAGAAGCAGGGGAAAATATAAGCTCTGCGAAAAATTATACTGGCACCTTCCCTGCGGAAATTGAGGAGACAGAGGAATGACACAATTAATAGCCGACTTCAAAAAGTGGCTCACAGGCGAGCTTGGTGAGTGCTCACATGAATTTAGACCACACGCTTATGCAAAATCAATAAAAGTTTGCATTGCTTGTGGTAAGAGCTTTAATGCCCTTGTTAATCCACAAGAAGGAAACCGCACCTTCACCACATGGCAGGACTTCGGGGATGTGCTAATAGCAGCGCAGAAGAAGAAATGGTGGGGGAGTTTTGTAAGAACGCTATGGAATGACGGGGATTATGGGATTTTATCATGTTCTGGATTATTACCTATCTACTACATCAACCCCTCAACCTTCTTCTGCGCCCTGCAAGAGTTTTGGGAGATAAATGTGAAGGAGAAATAGTATGCCAATGGATTTTCCAGACTTAAAGAGTTTAAAGGGAGCAGCAAAAGTTCATAAATTTAGAGACATTAACGAAAACGAAACCGAGAAAGAATATCGAGAAGCGTTGGCTAACCATGTGCTCTCAATAGACAGAATAGAATCAGAAGAAATACGAAATGGAGTCGGTTGGGATAGATTTTCAACGGAACAAAACAAAAATATGTTGAGAAGGTGCGGCCTTAAAATGGAGGAATAGTTATGAAGGATGATAAATGAAAGAAGATTTTCGTTTCATAAGAAAAAGGAAGGGGAATATTCTACATATATATGACCCCATTTTTAAGATTAACTACTACTATGTGTGTTGCCCGACACATAAGCGATTTCGTGAAATACTAGAAAAGGAAGCAAACATTACTGGACTTGCCGAGAAGAAAGGAACTGCGGGAGGGTGTGTAGTCAGTTATGATATTGGTGAGGTTTGTTGTATCTGGACAAACAAGAAGTGTGCTGGCCTTGTGGCACACGAGGTCTTGCACGCAATAACAATGCTAATTCGAGATGGTCACAAAATAGAGTTCAATGACCATACCGAAGAAATGTACTGCCTTGCGATGGAATATGCTGTCAAGGCGATAATGACAAAATAGAAGTGTAAAGGGGGAGAAATGAAACTGACCTGTAAACGATGTGGTGGTGTCACAAATTCAGTCTTGTCTGACCATGATTATCATGGCGAGGAAGCAAATTTCTGTTATCTACGATACGAGAATGGTGAGTGGGTAGATGGGTGTGCAAAGAAAGAAGAAACCGACCCATCTGTTCTAATAATGGTTAAATGATTTAGGGGGTGTGAAATGACCAAGACACAGACACAATACATCTATGGATTACTTGGGCGCTGTTACCATGATGAAGCAGATGCTACGCCTTTTAGGGTTGGTGGTAAGCCAGAGATATGCTTGGAGTGTGGATTTGCCTTATATGAGGCGCATAGATTTAATCAAGAAATAAATGGCAACGACTTCTTTGCGCTGGTGGGGGTGCTGGATGATATTGCATTGTCGTCCATAGAGGGGAAATTAATTAATGAATACCCGCATCTATTGCTATGGAAGATGCAGCAACCAGACTTCATCGAGCGTTTCTGCATTGAGGTCTGTAAGATGAAAGGGGTGGAGTGATATGAGAACCTTACGAGAATATTTAAAGACTAATCATGTAGCGCATTGTAAATCCCACGGGTGGTTAGACATAGATGAAATAGAGGATAAGAAGTTTTGTAAATATTGTAAAAGGGGCTTATAGTGAAAGGGGTGTAATGATGGTATCAAATATTGATTGGTACATTTTTTACCGCAACCACGTTATGCGGAAATATTATTCGTATGATTGGTGTTATGTTTTAAGTTTTTAATAATAAAAGGAGCCACCATGCAAATAGTCCCATCACAAGAACTGATAGATAGAATGATTGTCCTCGGATACCCTGCTGAAAACGGTTTCCATGTTGAGGAGATGGTGGAGTGGCTGAGAAGTAGAGTGTGGGTTAAAATATATGCCGATTTCTTAACCCAAACAATAGAGGCTGAAAATCCAAATTATAAATATTCTCCGTCTGAGTGTTTAAAATCCATGTTGTTTAATTCAGACACCCTGTCAAACGCCGTAGCTCAGGCTGTGATATGGGTGCTTGAGTAGGAGGAGGAGTAGAAATGAAAGGAAGGCAGTTTAAGAAAAACCTTAAAAAACTTATTATGATTATGGGCAGTGACGAGATGCCAGAACAATTTAAATCCTTAGCTTTTGGATTTGCTTCTATGGCAAAGGAGCTTAAAGGTTTCCTTTCTGTTCATAAAAAAGAATGGATTGACAGTCAAAGTTATGACTGCTACGGTGGCAGCAAGCAAGAGAGTGGGGGTGGGAGAAATGAAAGTTAAAATCGAACAAAAACTAATTGACCCGGATTGTTGTTTCGGATGCCAAGTAAAAATTGGTGGGCCTATGCCTCAATGTGCGCTTGGTTATTGGTATGCCAACCCCGATGCAAAAAGGCCACAAATCTGTAAAGACAAACAAGGAGAGTAGACTATGAAAACACGAACCAAAAGATTTATTTGTGATGATTGCGGGGCAGTAGAATTTGACGTAACAGTTGAGCCAGCATTTGAAAACCAGCCAGTTACAAAAGACCAACAAGAGTGGTTAGATGATATTAGCTATTGCCCTGTTTGTGGTAATAGTAATCTTGAGGAGAAGAAATGAGTAAATGGCCTTTCATAGCCTTGGGTGTATATCTGTTTATTATTAGTATTTTGAAACTGATTATAGATGGAAAAACGAATGATGCAGTAACAGTTGGCTATTTGTTCTGTGCTGCAATAGCCTTTGCAATTTATTGGAAGGAGAAGAAATGACTGTCCCAAATGAAGGCAGCTCAATAAATTATGAAGTTCCTCCAATCTCTATATTTGACCTCGTGCCATATAAAAATTGTGTGGGGGAACAGGTTGTATGTGTTGACGATTATGGGAGCAACAAAGTGAAGAGAGGGGAAATTTATACAGTAACAAAATTTAAAAATGGGCATATCTGGATTGATAAATTTAAAGACTATCAAGCAATATGGTTCTCTGGTTCCCGTTTTAAAAAATATAAGGCTGTCTATAACAGAATTGAATATACATTACAAATAAATGTGAAGGAGAGAAAATGAAAACAACAATTACATTACGAATGGACGAGAACCACGGTAAAAAATATCGTCAAATGGTCAGAGGTTCAAAGAGTTTTGAGGTAGCTCCTACAAGATTGGAGCGTTGTAAAAACCTGCCGTTGAAATTGTCAAGAATAGATTATTTGATATTAGGCATTGTTGCTGCCATGAGTTTCATGGCGTATTTTATAGGAGGGACAAGATGAATTTAAAAGACATGACAGAAGAAGAATTACAAGCTTACAAGTGTCCCAGCCCCAAAACATTGGAAGAACTTACAGATATTATTAAACAATTAACAGAACGTGAACATGACTATGGAACCTGTGTCTATGCCATGAGCATAGCAGCATTGGCAACTTTTTACTATGTTTCCTATCGTTTAGGGGTTACTGGATTTCAGGCTTCTTGTGCTGACTTGGAATTCTTAAAAAGGTCACGCAATATGGAATCTGGATTTAGGATTATAAATTACCATTACCTTCTCTATCCTCAGTGTTTAAATTCAGAACATTTCCCAACCATTGAAAAACTTGAGGCAGAAAACAAGGAAGAGTTGGGTAAAAAGGCATTAGAATTGTTAAATAAAAACCCTAACGCACACCCTAATGTATTGGCAAGATGGAGATGCCTCTACGAGGCGTCTTATAAGGGGGCAGGAGAATGAAAAAGCACCAAAGATACGATAGCCTAATACAATGGTATACACAATGTTACCCCTCTACATTTGATGCAGATTGGCTTTGGCGTAAGGCTCAGATAGCACAAGAGAGTGCCTTTGACTCTGATGCAGAGAATAAAAGGAGCCATGCCAAAGGGCTTTCTCAGTTTATGGATGCCACTTGGAAAGAGTGGTGGGATGGAACTCCTGGAATACAAGACCTGCCCATTAACCCTCTACACATCAACCAGTTTGACCCTGAGGATGTTATAAAGGCTCAGTGTGCCTATATGAGTTGGATTGAGAAGTGGGTAGGGGCTAAATTTTTAGTATATGCTGACCCAGTTTTAAGAGATAGGCATGTATTACAACATGCTTTATACTCTTACAATTGGGGTATAGGGAACTGGCTGAAATGGTACAGGGTGGGTGGTAAAATAGCTCTACTGCCAGAGGAGACAAAGGACTATTATGACCGAATACTTAAACTCTATATCGAGGGGTATGATGAAACATGGAAATGAAAACAGAACTTGAGAAGATGGAATGGATTGCCTATACTACCACTTGGGCATCTTTGAATTTACTTCATGAGTTTGATGGAATGACATATTAGAAAGTATCATGGACCAATGGTGGAGGGGCAAGAGGAAAGACTGCTCATGAAGCTCTGGATACAGCCATAGAATATATAAAAGAACATCCTGAATATATATTAAGAAAGGAGAAACCATGATAAACACTAAGCAAGAAGTTAAAACAAATAAAGGTGAGCTATTAACAAGGATTAGGGAAGTTATTACCGAGTTCAGAGAAACCACAGGGGTAAGAGTCACACACGTAAAACTTGAATGGTATAATAGTGCTACATCGGCTGATTTAGTTCCAAACCTTGTTCATGTTGAGGTGGCCGTTGAAATAGAATAAAACTTGAGGAGGTGAAAATGATAAACACCAAACAGGAATTAATAGATAGAATTTCCGAAGCCATAGAGGAGTTCAAAAAAACCACAGGCGTAAGAGTTACAAACATAAAGATTGTGTGGGATAATGCCACAGCAATTGGTTTATCCCCAAACCATGTTCAATTAGGAATAGACATTGATATGAAATAAAAACTTGAGGAGGGAAAAATGGTAAAGAAGATAAAATATTTTTGTAACACCTGTAAAATGTTCATAAATGAAGTACATCAGAAAAAGGTATACGTTACTCTAAGAATTTGGAAACCATTTAAAGGGAAAGCCTGTCCATATGTTATTAAAAAAGAGAGTAACATAGAAACGGTAGAAGGGAAAATGTACTGCCCAAAATGTAATCTTCCAACAATAGAGGTAAGATTTTTCCCAAGTGGGGAGAAGTTTTAAGAAGGAAATAAAAACCCTTCTATACCATTTAAGATATAGAAGGGTGGGCTTTAACTCTCCTTTACTTCTTTATTTTTCAAGCCCTATCAGTGTACCATTAATATAATCTGGAATTTCCCCCGGCCTGATAGCTATATCAGTTTGCACAACCCCGGCGTTCCGGTAGCAGTCAATCACAAATTCCGAGCAGTAATACCGGGCGGCGTTCAGCGATACCCGACCAAACAGGTTAAACACCACCCCCTGCACATCATAACGTACATGCTCAAACAGCTTGCACAAGGCAAAAATTCTCATCAGCTCACGCTTTTCGTGTGGCAGTGTGGTTTTATATAAAAACGCCTCACCGTGTTTGCCTCCAAGCATTGACGATAACCGGGACGGCTCAAGATGAGGCCATACCGCCTCTATGATACAAATACGATTATCATCACCGCAAAACTCATCCATGCGCACCACCAGAGATGCGTGAGAATACTCTGAAAACAACCGAATTACCCTGCTGACAAGACTATTTCCTTTCCATAGAATAATGTCGCCAGTCTGTATCCATGGGCGAGCGTCAGAGTAAAGCATGATTATACCGGGTTAGCCGGGTCAATATCATCGTCCGGCACACAAAGTAGCTGCCGCACCAGTTTTAAAATGGGGACGAGTTTAGGGTTTTTCAGTTCAACCGCATCAAGAATTGCGTCAACGGTATCTGTGGGGAATAGTTTCTTGATGTGTTCCACGAAGTTAAGTATCTGGATTGCTTTGGTGATTGTTGCCATGATGTTTCTCCTATCTGCTGACAAGGGTTAAAAGTTTTATGTCTTTGCTTGCGACTCCATAGTGCGTCCACTTTTTATTGAAGTAGGCCGCAACATCTTTGTCGCTTTTCCCGGAGAGTTTATTGACGATGCCTGTTGAGTCCTTCAGGTGGCTCCATACGTCACCTGCGGCGGTAATAAAGTACACATGCCAGCCTTTCATATTGGTGGTATCTGCGACAAATGCAAGCTTTCCGCCGGGCATAAAATAATCACAGAGCAGCGCATAATCCCCACAAGAACCGCCGTTTATAATAAAGGTTGCCCACGGCTGTATAACAGGGTCAAACCCACTGTTGCCGCCGATAAGCGGAGTGTCATAGCGAAGGTTGTCAAGAAGTTTCTGCCACTCCTGAGGCTTATTCTTAATAGCTTCCATATTTTTTTTAGTGGTTGAAACAATGCCTGCCGGGACAAAGGCACTAATGATTCCCTGTATGATTTCACTGCCGGTTTTGAATAACTGAAACACCACCTTTACTTTTTCATCTGGCGGCAGATTGCCCATCAGTGTCTTGTCTGACATTTTCTGAAAGTTGTTTTTCGCTGCTCTTATTTGCGCTAACTTACCCTGCGGTACTTTAAAAAGTTCCATAATTTCTCCTTATTTTATTTATTCTTTACCAAGTCACATTACAATTTACAAGTTGGTGTACAGAAGGTTGAAGCATATAAGCCTTTGTTATATTAGTCACAGGATCGAACGGGCCGAGTGGCTCAAGATAATCAATAAAGACTATCATCTCTGGGTTGTCCTTACAAATCGCCCAAGTCCATCCGTGGTTTGCTTTCCCATCAGAAATAGATGGACAGGGTTTCACTCTAAGCTGTCCCTGTATCATACCTATAATAGCCAGATACCATTCAATATTGACAGCCCCAAACAAACCAAGAGCCAGCTTCTCTCCCATCAGCCCCGTAGCATAATCAGCACACTGGTAGTCAAGGAAGGACTTACCTAAATGAGAGGTAGCCATTTGCAAGAAAAGCCGTAAGTCTTTATACAGGGGGGCATAGTAAGACCGTGACAGGTTGTGCTGTCTTTCCATAGGCACGCCATAGCTTGCCCACAGCCTTTGTATGTGACTCTCATCAAGTTTAAGCCCTGCTACTTTAAGGTCAGGAAGTCCATAAGCGGCAGAGTCATGCTCCTGATACCTCTTGATAAGAGCATCCCTTTCGGCTATTTGCTGGTTACAACTGGTATGCAGAAAATCAAATAAAGCCATCTTAACCTCTATGGAAGCCCTCAAACTAAGGGCATCCAAAAAAGAATCACTTAATAGTAAGTAGCAAATTCTTTATAACTGTGAGTGGTCTCCTGTAACTTACCTCGTTACTTGGAGGACTTTCAAATCCATCAGTTTCGTCATAGGCAGTGAGTATAAAATAATACTTCTTCTTTGGATAGGTGCTCTGAAAGGCGGCAATCGTATAGGTAATGGCAGACGGATTAGGTATCTCAATTACAGCGGTGCTATATGGCCCTCCAGCAGTTTCTCCTATCTTGAGCCGGAAGCTGGATATGTCTGCCTTGTCAATATAATCGTCCCAAGCCAGTGTAATATCCGTTGCATACGACATGGAAACGGAGCATAGAAAAACCAATACAGTTAAAAGTATCTTCTTCATAGAACCTCCTTACTTAATTATAACCGAGTGTTGTGGTCCAAGATTAATGCCCCCAAGATAGTTAAACACACCACACCAATACAGGATATAGACAACCAGAATTATTGGCACAGCTATATTTAAAATCTGGAGAATAGTTCCTTGCATATAAGGGCCAAGAAACTTATTCACCGCCCACAGTAAAACTCCTACAGCAACAATAATAACGATTAATTGAATTAATGGCATATCGTCCTCCTTACGTTATTTGATTAAACTCATTTCATGTTACTCCAAAAGTGTAGAGCTATTTGACATATTATAAAAAACACCCCTATTGCTACCGTCCAGACAACTGACCTTGTTTCAAGAACAAGAATACGATTCCCTATCACATTAATTCTGTCAGTAGTTAAATTAGTCATAAGCTCCAAAGACTTGTGATTTATCATGTATGTGTCTTTACGCACAAATTCCTCTCTATCTCGTACCACATCAGCCCTGAGTTGATTCAATCCTTCCAACCTTCGTTCAAGTTCTATTGCTTTTATATTCAGGGCTTTGTCCATCCCGTCCAGCTTGGCATCGAGAGCATCCTTTCTTAAAACGGTAGCCATATCTATGGCGTGGATGCGTTCACCAATTGCAGAAACATGTAAAGCTATTTTCTGCTCCAGTTCCTTGTGTTTAGTTTCACAGAGCTTAACAAACATGTGCTTGTCAGAACATTTCTCATCACTCATTTCAATCCCTCCTTTTCAAGCACATTGTATCTAAGGTCACAGAACTCATGTCATAACTCCTTATGGCATGTCTGCCTTAGAGCAGTTTTTTAGTTTTACCCGAAGTTCCCTTACCTCTTTTACCAGAGCTTCAGACGCAGCCAATCTTTTAGCGTGGTCTTTCTTGACATCCTTAATTTCACACTTCATTTTATTGAGTTCTTTTAAATATAAAGTCTGGGCAATATAGCGTTCTTCCCTTCCTGTCGTTACTGTGTCAAGCGTGGTCTTGTCTTGCTTTAGAGAATTATCTAACTTCTTTTGTATTTCATCAACCATCAGCTTGGCTACCACAGCGGCTTCCTTTGCAATAATGGCTTCCTTTTTGGTCTTTACTATTTCCTCTGTATTCTGCTGCATCATTTTTCCTACATCAATAACTCGTCCACCTTGAGAATATAGGATTATGCCCAAGACAATGGCTCCGCCAATCATAATGTAACTTAAAAAGTCCAGAAACCGAACGCTCATTAATGACCTCCTTTTGCCATTTGTGTTTTGTGGCTACCATTCAGTTCGTGAAACTCCTTGGAAAGTTCTGCGTAATCACCCTCTATCTTTCCTATGTCTCTTTTTACTTCACAAATTTGGGAGTCGAGGCTTTTAATATTACGGCTTATAGACCAGCACAGAACTCCGTAGCTTATCATTATCACCAAGCCAAACAGGTATAAAGGGTCAACAAGTTTTTCCATTGTAGTTTTCTCTGTGGTTACTGCTTCGGCAGAACACCATATCATTGAGAATGCCATAAAAGAGGCGACACAAAATTTAAGAATGATAATTTTTCTTTTAAGCCATCTGTACATGGACGTGGCCCTCACTTACAATTATAAACCGTCCCCATTGTGGCTTCATCATGTACCCAATCCATGTCCTCGCATGACGAAAGAGTGCGGTACACACTTCCCACATTTCCAATAATTATTTTAGTTCCAATTAATGCCCGTATTTTCTTAATTGTGGCATTTACTCCCTGCCTCCAGCCATCCATAAGGTACTGCGGCATGGGAGCCGAGTACCTGTTCGCATAGTTAAAGGCCGCAGCTTCATCAAGATAGATACCATCCCAATCTTTCAGCATCTTGCTGATTTCATAGGCGATAAGGTCTTGACAGGCCGGAACCGTCAGGTCAAGCAGATACATATATGGGTATGTCTTATCATAGATTATATTCCCCGTAGTATCTTTAACAATCCACTGTTTGATAACAGGGTAATCAGTCCAGCCGCCAGCCATTTCAGTTTCCCTTGTCGTTCTTACGTCTCTGTAAAACAGTAGTCGACATTTGGGAGCAAGTTTTCTAAAGCGTACTCTGCTGGCGGGGTCTCCTATTACTGCATAGGTGGTCTTGCAGGCGGAAATCTGTGCATCGGTGTAGTTCGTTGTTCGCTTAAAAAAGAACGATAGCGTGTCTGTGTAGGCTTCGACAGAACTGCCCACCATAAAGATTAAAGCCACCACCAACAATATTTTCCAAACTATACCCATGCCTGACTTTCTATAAATTGACATCTTCCTACCTCCTATCTAACATTAAGTCCTATAATTTGCTTTCTGCAAACAGGGGGCACATAAAATAACATTCATTATATATAGTTTCTCTGTGGCATCGCTCTCATTTTATCCTAATTGAAAGTAAACGGTTGTGCCACATACGCCCCTATGTCCCAAGTAACATGGTCGTCCCGGTCAGTGGTGCGAACATCAGAAGGCCACGAGGATGCTTCTGCAAGACCGTCGTCCCAAGAACTTCCTAAATTAGCGCCCGTGCCGATAGCCGGTGAGCCAGAGATGGGCCATAAAAAGCCGTTTGTTGTGTCAAATAAATCAGGGTTGTCAACGCTTGAATCGGTATCTGTTACATGAACGTCCCAATCAGCAAAAGAATGGTCGTCAACACCCAAATGGCTGAAGTAAGGCGCATTACCCCAACAATAATAAATATTGTTAGAGAATGTCGCGCTGCATCCCACGCCTACAACAACCATCTGCACGTTTGCCGCTGCTGCGGTTGTGCTTGGAGTGACAACAATATTATTCTTGACAAAGTTCCCGGTAGCGGCTTCAGAGTCATCGCCAAGTTCAATCCTTATTCCAGAAGCAACATCATTCTGCGCTGCCGTATTCACGCAGGTGTTGTTATATATAGGGACTCCACAAGCCCCCTTAGCCGAAATAAATCTTGATACCGCTGCGCCTTGTACATTAGTTATTAGATTTCCATATATTCCACCAACTCCGCCCCAATCGTAATCCTCACCAGCTTCCTGCCCGCTTTTAGCGATAATCCCAAGCCAAAAGCCAGTAAGAGTATTATTACGTATGTGGCATTGCTGCTGCCCAATCGTGGCAATTCCGTGTACTCCATTGGCTGCTCCGCCAGTACAGGTTAATTTATTGTCTTCTATAATCGCACCATCCACTAAATTATTCCCTGCTCCGGTAGAGTTTTGTAATACGATACAATAAATTGCACCTGTGCCAGCAGTGGAAATCGTGTTTCGCAGGACTTGCACATCTGGCATTGCATTGGTATGCCCGGTAATTCCTACAGGAGTCATGGAAGATGCTGAAGCATAAGTAACAACATTGTCTGAAAATATTAACGATGAAATGGTTTTTGCAAAGGACAGGGCTGTAGTAAAAGTACCCGCTGTTGCAGCAGCGGTTGAAGCAAAGGTATTTCCGTCTATAAGAATTGCCGGTATTACGCCCTGTTTAACAGCGATAATCCCACCGTTAGATGAAAGTGCTATGGATAAGTTAAAGGTGCTGCCCTGCACGGTCAGCGATTGCGTGGCGGTTGCCGCAGCAGCAGATGTCAGATATATACACGCTTGAGGGGTACTATTAGCAACAGTCCATGTGCAGCTTGAGAATGTCGCAGCCCCTCCGCTTCCGGTAAGATTGACATACCTAGCATTAGCCGCAGTAAAACCGTCCGCATCATTGGTAAAGGTACACCCACTAAAAGTAATGGCATTTCCCCAATCAGTAGATGTATTCACTACATATTGACAACCATTTGTTCCCCCAGCGGTGGCTTGGAAGGTACAGTTTGTAAAGGTAGTTGGAGAGGCTGTTGCATTAGTCGGGTCAAGATATGCTGTCGTTGACACTCCACCATCACCCACATTATCATCGTCAAAAACAAACCCGGTGAAAGACCTCGTACCGGTAGCACTTGCGGCAGGAGTAAGTGTAAATGCAATTACGCTTCCAGCTGCGCCGTTTATTTCACACGAGCCAACCGTAGCGGTATAGGTAGTATCAACCTTAGCGCAAGCAACATACGCAGCAGGGAACGTAGATACAACGGTATCATCACAAGTGCCAGTAACATTAACTGTATCTCCAGCCACAAATCCTTTCGCAACTGCCTCAGCCTCAAACTCAGCAAAAGTAGCCCACGGGTCAACGTTAGTGCCCTCAACTCCTCCATCTGCATCCCCACAGTCAATGTGCCACGGCCCCGCAGCCCACACCGGAGCAGCGCATAAAATAAATATCAGTATCAATAGTAACTTTTTCATAAGGTCTCCTTATTAAGCATCGTTGTCTACTTTTGCTAAGGTTCCATAACTGCTCGTTACAACCCAAATATTTGCGCTAACAGCCATCACGGTCACAGTATCGCCCACAGTGTCTAAGCTTACGCCATCACCGGCATCGTCAGTAGCGCCGTAGATATAGTCCGTAGCATCATTTGGATTAACGATAACATCAAAATCTGCAATAGCTGCAAAGCTTACTGACTGTCCCAAAACTGTAGAAGCTTCCGGTAGCGTCATAATGTTTGCTTCAGCATCTTCCCCTTCATTTGTGAGCATCTTGCCCATGTCTGTAAAGAGTACAGGGTAAACAGCTACTTTAGCCTCTATCGTTTGGTCAATTATTTTATTGGTAAGTGTTTGTGTTCCGGTAAGGGTGGCTAACGTGCTTACCCCTATCCATGTCTGCGCTGACTGCCCGCCAGACGGTGCGCCGAATGACATGATGGATGTGGCAGGGTCAGCATCGCAAAACTGGAATGTGTAGCTATTAGTGATAGAATCGGGAACTTGAAAGCCTCTGTAGCCCACACCGTTATCGCTTAATTCTCTCCCACGCCAATACTGCGCCTGTACGTCTGATTGCTCTATCGTTATCCCAGTAAACCAAGCATCCTTTGCCGTTGTATAGCCGATTATATAATCATCTATATGCCCATCACCAATTCCAACAGCGGAAGGGGTGTAAACAAGTATACCATTAGAGTCAACAACTGTACCGCTTGGGAATCTAAAACTTCCAAACTTCCCCAGCAAAGTACCTCCGTTCCACACTTTTACTTTTGGTATACCGACCTGAGCATGACATACGCCAGCAATAAACAATATCATCATTAAACATATGATAAGTTTCTTCATTGATATCTCCTTTACTTTCGATTTAATTCAGCCGTTACAACAACCGCTGTAGGGCCGTTATTTGTAACTCGTATCTTCATATACGGAGCAGGTTCATCCACATCAAACTGTTTGTAGTCTGCTGCACCACTTGTAAAATTTTTAATATTTGGAGTTGGCGATGCACTAGGCTTTACAAAACTAACTTGGTCAGATGTTTGACCAAGCAAGTAGTCGAAGTCAACATCCAGGTCTGCTCCGGTAATTGTTGAATATAATGCAATCAATGAGTCACGCCCTATATAAATTGCATCACTTAATTCGCTTGCGCCAGCGGCTACAGATTTATCTGTAAATAATCTATCTGTTTCACATTTATAGGTATTATTCATGGCTTTTTCTCCTTTAGGGCTTTATATTATACATTTTATATCATAGTCTACTGAGGTTGTGATGCTGAATTAATTATATGATTATGGAGGTGGAATCCCCCACCAGGGAATCCAATTTGCTCCATCATCAGTTGTTTTTTCAAAACTAATGCTCGTACCACTGGCAACTAATCTAAAATTGCCCATATAAAGAGCTTCCGGCTCTATATCTCCTGTATGTTGAAACGCATCTGAGCAAATCCCTGCCCGTGGTCTATAAATTGTCCCTCCTACACCTGATACAGCTTGCCAACTATATCCCACAACTTTAAAATATATGGCATCTGGTGCACATATTCTGCCAACAACATGAGTGCCATCATATACCAAAAACGGAACATGGACATTTACAGGGTGGTCATCAGTATTTGCATTTTCACGCCATGAGTACCCTATACACGACCTTCTGCGGTCTGCCGCATATTGAGTAGGGTCTGAAGCATTAAATAATGGTATATCACTTTTAAGTGCATGTACTGTCCAGTGAGAGAAGTTGTCTGGGTAATCATAGGAATCATTAACAATATCAACTTGGAAAAATCTCCCTATTCCTAACAACTGTGTAGCAGTAGGGGTTATTGCTGGAAAACTTTCATTTGGCGGTTCTACATTATATATTGCTCCACTTGCCGCACCAGCAGGAAAATGATTCCAAGTAGCTCCGGGGTCTGTGTCATCCCAACTATCTTCCCCCTGCAAAGGGGTTCCTGCTTTCCCTTGAAATAAAGCCCTTACATTCACTCTAAAACCAGAGTCGTCCCCAATCGCCTCATTAGAAGGTCTAAAAACCAATGGTATGGTAGTTTCCTCTGTAATAGGAGTTCCATAGGTTTCATCTAAATCAGGTATTGATGCATTATTAAAAAACACAACATGAGTAAACCATCTTTCAGCTCCAACTCCAGGAACTGTAATTTCTCTGGCTATTTTTATCTCATAATTGTATGCAATTCCCTCACAAGTCTCTGGCAGCGTCCATTGCAAATGTATGTTATGCTGGTTTTGCTTAAACCATCTCTTAGTCATAGCAAATACTTCAGCACTAAATGCAGTAACCTTTGTCATATCCAGTACAAGGTCAAAAAGAGTAGTAAACTCATATTCACTTGTCCAATCACTCTTTTTACCGTTGTATCCAATGTACTTCATTTTAATTGTATAATCTTTTTCCTGTAGCAGATTATCCAGTTTCATAAGATAATACAATTTAGTTATGTCTGGGTTCCCTGGAAATGGGGCGTCAACTAATTGCTGTACATCTTGTGGACGTAGAACATAATTGAAAATTTGTATATCGTCAACTCTTCCAAATCCTACTTGTGCATTACCACTTATATGCCCTAAAAGTATAGGGCCTGCATTGGACAGAGAACCATAGTTTTCTACATCATACATATCATAAGTTATTTCTTGTTTAGAAACACCACCAACATCATCCTCTACCCATATCTCATTTTCAGTACTGTCTTGGCGTAATTCTACAACATTTACAACAACTCGTTTCCATGTCAAAGTGCGAGGGAACGCACACCTAAATCGAAGGGTACTAATGCTACCATCCATAGTAGCAAATAATATACTATTTGCCATAAAAATGTTATAACCATGCCCACCAGATTCTTTAGCTACAAAAGTTCCATATCTCAAGCCGCTTGTGAATATGTCTTTATACCTAAAACTTATTGAAAATGGTGGGTAGGCAAAATCTAAAGCAGGCACATCATCCCCACTACTAAAAGCATTTATAGTGCTATCTGGGCTTGTATGAAAATCTAAGCAATTCCCCCATCCACCTACTTCCCCACTAACTACTGATGCATCATTCACAGCAGTTAATTGAAGAATACCACTAATATCATCAACTATTTGTGTTGCTCCTTCTCCTTCTTTACAACTCCAGCTTGCTAAACATAATTCTCCAGAAGAAGCATACAGGCTTGAACCTGCAATTGTTTCCAATGCCTCAACATCCTGTATGATGTGCTGAGAAATTAATCTGTTTTTCCTCTTTAATGCTATATGTATTTTTGCTATGTTTTGGTCGTCAATGTGCTCTTGCTCAAACCCTATGGTTTGAAAAGCATGTCTGCCATACTTACCTCCCTCAGTACCAATATAATCAGTATCAGTAGCAATTATTACATTGGTGTCGTTGTCTGGTGCAGCGGTATCAACTATTGTACCACTTGCTATGTTCCCCCATTCCCCAGCACCAGCAATAGTATGAGCATGTACCCTAAATACCTGTTCGCTACCAGCAGGCAGCCCTCTAATAGTCCCAATAGGTTGTGATTCAGTACCCTCATTTAACTTTCCGCTTACAGGATGTCCATGCCAAACAGCATTAGGGTCACTTGCATAATCATCAGCATCACAATGTTGTAAATTATACCAAAGGAGTTGACCACTTGCTAAAGCTGCACCATTAGCATCAACAGTAGGAGCATCCCATTGTAATTTCGCCCATCCAAGACGAGTAAAACGAATTGGATTAACCCCTGTAGTTAATACCTGTAAATTAGTGGGGACACCTGGAATTTCTACATCATCATCTCCTTCTGCGTCTGTGTAACCAAAATCTGTGTAATCGTATTCTCTACCAAATTTATCTACAGTTGTAATAGTTGGCTTTATTTGCATCCGTCCATTAGTAAGCCATAATCCTTGTTCCCTATATTCAGTCCAAGTCAATGCACCACTATTAAGGGTTATTTCATCCGGGTCAAGTTTAGTAAACAGCATCGGGATATTGCCGTCAGTAGAAATATCCAATGCCCCTGAGTATGCATCATTAGGAGACTTAAAATCCAGGTGAACATTATAATGGTCAACAGATTTCCACCATTTAGGATAATGCCATCGCAGAAAATACATATTATAGAGACGAAAATCCCAAGGCAAAATAACTTTGTCTGGTCCAGGATACGAGCAAAATAAAGTAGCTGGGTCGCTTGCAAACATATCATCTGTAAGTGCCCTGACCTCAACTTTATAAAATGGGTAATTTATAGTTTGGTATTGCTCTCCAGAAACAGCAGTTACGTCCGCTACTTCGTCTAACTGTATTTTAAACCTGTTTTGCACACTACTTACATAATGCAAACCATGACCGCTTGGCAGTATTGTCCACCCCTCGTCTTCCTGACCTGGTAAATAAGTACCAGATGGTATATTATCTGTATATGCACCCTCTAAAGACGTTCTATATAATGCAATTTCATACTCTTTTACAAACCGCTCTTGTGGGTCGATAAGCCAGCTATTTTTGCCAAAAATATTTCTTGCATTAACCCTGTCCCAAACCACTTCAATAAAATTATTACCTAACTCGCGAGCTTGATCATTGCCAAACTGTAGTGGATATCTTTTGCACCACTCGCTTAACCTTAAATTAGTAGGTACTGGTGGCTCAAACCCAGCACTTGATGATACACCAGTAACTCTGATATGCTCCTCGTCTGGCGCACTAACAGCACCAGAGGTATAAACGGCACACACTTGTATATAGTTGTCAATACCAAGCGTAGCGCCCATTGCTTTTGTAACCCTTGCCATAGTCCCAGGATATTTTACCTCACAGACCTGAACATAGTTTGAACCATCTAACGAGAGACTAACAATAGCGTGGGAATACCCATTGGCAATAGCGCCAGTGGGAAGGGCAAACGTTACCTTTATACCAACCTCCCCTGCAAGTTCCTCTAGTGGGGATAACACTACTGGGTTAGGACCAATCCACCCAGTTAAAACATTAGTTATTACGTCTGATCTTGTATCTACTAAACAGTCATCATAAGTAACATACTGTGCAGTTCTACTGGTGTCCAACGGGGCTACTTGACGCAATGTGCCAAAAACACTATTTGTCTTAATACCATTTACATCTGTTGTGTCAACCCCCCAATTAACAGCCCCTATCTCTGCTTCGCCAGCACCATTTGGCTGTACTGAGAGGATTTTATAGTTTTCTGTAATATAATCAACCCTACCTATTGCATAATTATCAAAGTTACTCGGTACAAAACCGTCCAACCCAGTAACAACAATGGCATTCTCGGTAACGCTGCTAACTGAGAATTCACCAACAACCTCGTAATATTCTTCTGCATTTATCTCGTCTTGCACTACTTGAGTTATTTGTATTTTCCAAGTCTCACCACCAGATTTTACTAATGGCTGATCAATATATATAGTGCTATCCCCATCAAAACTAATTATACGCCCACTGTAACTACCCAACGTCAATATATCATGTGTAAAGGCAATTACCTGTCCTGCATGAAATGTCAGGTGTTCAATGCCCATAGAGAAAGTGATTACTTTTATTCTCTCTTGATAAGTATTTAACCTGTATGTTAACTCTCGCTCAAGCTGTGACGGTCGGGTTATACCTATGAGTTTGGAGGACTCTCTGCGTATTGTTTTTGTAATATCGCTACTGTAAGCAAGATCTACATTTGCAGCTATTTTTACCCTTGTATCTTTATCAAAATCTAATTCTTCATTAGAGAATTGACACTCTAAAACATTAGGTGTTTTCGATAATGGAGTGTAAACCAGCGAGAATGAGTCCTGAATTATATTACCCATCCCAACAACAGCAACGGGGTATTCCCATTTATCAATAATGGGAAACACCGTGCCATTCATCCACACTGGGGCACAACGAAAGGTATCACAAATTGTCTTTATTATGTCTGGCGCAGAACTTCTTTGGTCAATATTAATATCAAGACGGAAGCGTTTTTGTCCAAGTTGATATGATTTACTACTACCTAGAATTGGAACATCATTAGACCAATATACTCCATTAGGATAACTTGCTCCAATAGTAAACTTTGCATTGCGAAGGACACCAAGTGGGAAAGTTACTCTGTCACAATCGCTTATTACTGCTTTAGTCCATCCCCCATCTGTCTTTCTTGCAAATACAGCCTCGCCAATTAACTTTTTAATATAATTATAAGCATCACTACCATATTCTGTATCCCAGTCATCTGTAGAACCTATTTGTCTATAACTGGCGTCTGAGCTATATCGTGAACGTTCTTTTTTAAATAAATCACTGTCTTGCCCATTAATTTCAGTCTCTGTAATAGTAGATGCTGTACGGTTAACACCATCTGGGACCATTTGGTCGCAGTAGTGAGCCATTTCTAAAAACTGTGCTATGTCTGTATCGGCTTGATTAATATAGTTGCCAACCCCAAATCTTCTATTAATTAAAAAATCATACAGACACCAAATAGGATTATCAGAGAACTCATATACCCAATCAGTTAAGTCCTCTGTACATAAAGCACCTCCGTCTTTCATACTTCTGTAAGCACCATACACTCCAGCACTTACATAAGCATCTTCGTCCCACCAAGCAAATTCTCGATATACCCTAGTGCCTCCAACTGTTAAGGTTAGTTTTGGAGCACGAACTTTCCTCCCTTTAACATTATACATTACCTCTGGTGGCGAGCTATTAAACTCATTTGTTGCCCGTATTGCTAAAGCACCCATTGCGGTATTGGGGTAATCATACTCTACATAGCTAACCTCTGTGTACCCTTTAACTATCATATTATCGGTATATGTAGGGTGTCTATCATCGTCTATTGATGTTAGGCGCACTACCTTTACTGCTAATTTTTTCCCTGTGTTGATAAAAAGGTTATTCATAGCATCACGAATTAAATTCGTAACACTATCTCTATATTCTGTTTCTGCTTCAGCGGCATACATTTCTTCATCAAAATCAATCCCAACCATGTTGCAAAACTGATACATACCTGAGATTTTACTAAAACGATCTCCTATATTGTAATCTTTTAGAGCAGTCTCAATAGTAAAATAGTTGCCTGCATCTGCCAGTACTTTACGCATATTAAAGCGGTATTCTGACTCAGCTTCATACCTAGCAGCATCAAAACTGATACTCAAACTGTTAGCCATCTCTGCCGCATTTTCTGCCTCAAATCCATTACCAAAATAAAACAATATCCACTCGATTACTTTTGTTATCCATCCAAGCAGCTCAAAAGCATAATAGGATTTATGACAGAGAACTGTTGAACCACCATAGAAGTCGTATACCCTTACCATACATTTTGTATTTTTTATCAGGTCTAATGTAATAGAAGACACATCACTCATATAAGTATCTTCCATTGTAATATTATCGCTTAGCCCTGTCATAATGGCAAACTGCATTGGGTAGTCGCCAAGGTCTTCAACTTTTCCCTTCTTTGTCATATGGTAGGCGGTAAAGTCAATCTTTATCTCTACATTGTTACACTCTGCAACGCTGTTAAAATTTGAACAATCCCCTATCTCCTTCAATTCATCATTTACTGATTTCTCAATACCTGCTTTTTGATACCAACGCATAGTGTCAACATATTGTGCGTCCTCAGCAGAAAATCTTTGTGTGTTACGCCCATCAAAGAAAACAAAATCTGTACCCGGAACAGTATTAATAGGTGTCTTATTAATTGTTACCTTGTCAATCCCTGCCATCTCCCCTTCGCCAAGTGCAGTAAGTTGATGTAATATCTGTTCTTCGCTTAACGGGACCTGAGGGAAGTGCCAAGTTGAATCACCAATTTTCCAATCCCCTGCAACCCAAACAAGGAAATTCATATTACTGATATACCACTTAGCAGTAGGTATCGTCCCGCTAAGCAGCTCTGTTACCATCTCTGGTGTCCACGCAACAAGCAAAAGAAAATAACAACCCATATTATCGGCAGTTGTAGAGTAACTGTCAAATATATGTGCAAACCGCCCACCATTTAAACCAGTGGCAATCAATGGCGTCAGCGTAAATCTAGCTCTATACCCAGTTTCTTGTACTAAAGCATCCCACCAATCTTTTACCGCATTGGCAAGAGCTGCAAGGTTTGTATCATCATAATCCTCTCCGTATTGTGCATTATATTGTGTGTCGCCGGGGTCTGAGTCACCATCTAAAACCATTGTGTTTGTTGCATTGACTATAGCAGCGGAAGAGTCCACTGCCGTATCTCCTGTGGCATCTACTAAATTAAATATTCCATCGTGTATCGCAGCAGAATCAGCAGCGGCGTTTTTAACTAAATCCCTTATCCTACCTATTAAACCACCACTATGCCCCCATTGGGCTTGTGTGTTGATTTGGTACATCGCATGACGAGAAAAGGCTTGCATAAACCTTTGTATAACATTACCGTGGTTTTTCATCCCAGTAAAATTATTAGGCGTAGTTACGCTTTCGATGATTTGATTTACGATCCACGCAACAAGACGTTTTAAATCAGCAAAACACCACAACCTAAAATATATGGCACTATAAGCCATAACGCTTTGGTCTAAATCACAGGCGAATCCACGTATAGGAGGCCATAAACCAATTATGCCCATATTTACATATGGTATTTGTCCAACAAACTGGATATCAGACGGACATAGCGGTAACGCAATAAGGTTAGGGATACCAGTGCCTTGCATATCTATGTCTTTTGCACCAGTCCACGTATAACTGAGTTGCAGTTTACTTTGTGTGGTGATGGAGACAATATTACCGCCAGTTTTATACCTTCCATATCCAACGGCTACAGGCAAACCCTCATTTGCCATCTGTTTTACAGACCAACCATATGTAGGAGATGCATCACCAAGTCCACCACTATCACTACCCATATTTGGTTTATTAGCACTGAAAAGTTTTGAGGCCATAGTAAGTGCAGCCATTGGAGCAAGTGTACCTATAGCAGCACCAACATACGAAGCAGCCATTATAGCACTGCTCATACCAGCGGATATCCCTACTGTACCACCTACAGTAGCCACAGCAGCGCCAGCAGCCGCACCAGTAGCCGCAGCACCAGCCCCTACCCCTACAGGAGCAATTATACCAGCAGCAGCACCAGCAGCACTAGCAGCAGCCTGTATCACAGCCATAATAGCTACAGGTACATTAATATTAGGATATATTAAAACGGTGTCGTTGTTCTTTAATAATGTAGTTTCAATTTTATCAAGTTCAATGAGTTCTTTGTTCAATCTAATCGAGTGGCGGTTGTATAATAAATAATGGGCTAACTCAGGCTGAACCATTAAGAACTTTGTTATAATGTCTGGTATTGTGTCAACACTAGCAGTAAAATTTACTTTATCACCGGTCAACGGATTCGTGATGATTATCAAGTGAGCCATAATTATATTTTCCTTTTTACTGCGTAATAGCCCTCAGTCCTATTCATAATCAACGGGCTGTATAAATTCCCTCTCATAACGCCACCACGTAATGATTGAATTATTATATTTGGTTCCTCTACTAATATAGCAACATGGTTTGGTATCTTAATGTTAATATCGCTACAAATAAGTAAAACATCATGCCGTCTTGGTTTTTCAATCCTGTAAGCATAACCGCTATAATTGTTGGTGAAATAGTCTTCACCTTTTTTGCTCCAGTTCTCTTCATACCACCAATCTGGTAATTCTATCCCCAGCATCTCTTTCATATACAGTATAAGCAACCCATAACAATCTAGCCCGTCCCATCCTCTACCAAGATGCTTATAAGGGATCCCCAAAAAACGCTGCCAGCCACAAAGAGGATTTGGTGATTTCATATTTATGTCGTCGGTGGTATAGTCGGAAACCCACCGAACCTCAATGTGTTATCGTGTGCCAAACAACCATTTGGCCCTCTTAATGTATGGTCACAGCTAGTCTCTGACGCTAATGGAAATAGCTCAGCATTTACACCGCTGCCAAGATAATAAGCAAAATCATACCCACACTCAGGACTCTTATAAGTAAAGCCACAAAAGTCTCTATAATACATCCTTAACGGTACTTGTACGTCTAAGATATTGAACTTACTCTCTAATTTTATATTTACCTCTGTTGGAGTTATAGTTATCGCATCTATATACATTATGTCTTTTATGCAACACGATTTAAGTGTCAATAACTCATTAAAAACTTTTAAATGATAAACCCTATTGCCCCGTAGCCCGTTTGCTTGCTGCACAGCATTGCCAAGAACTTTATTAATATTTGATACATTAACATTCATGTCCATTATTTCAAAACTGATATTTGTCCCAATAGGCTCAACCTGCATAGGAAAAGGTTAATAACTAATCTCTTGATTAAAATTAGTTGATACGTCAGGTACAAAGAAATTAACCTTTTCATTGCGCACAGCTAAAAATAAATATTTCGAAATTCTTACTCTGTCAGGATTATCTCCTTCACAAACAAAATTATATGGGGTTTGACCGGAGAAAACAATAGCGCCACTGCTATATTCAGTAATTAACCTGTTTACTCCAGCGTTTTGCCCCTCGTCACACCCAAGCACCCAAGCTGCACCAGAACCCAATTCGCTAATACAACTCCCTATATCTGTATTTAACACAATGTCGTTATCAGCTTCCCAATCTGTCAATGCTTGTGTTGTAATAGGGTCAAGGCTAACGCTCTGTCCTGTAGTCCCGGCCCTGCAATAACTAGTAAAACATGGCGTTACCTCTACAGCTATAAGATCTATAGGGGTATTTGTTTGGCTTTTAATTACATCGATAAAATCGCTTGGTAATTTTCTCATTAAGAACCACCAATGTCTTCAATAAATGTAATCTCTTTGTCCCATGCAAAAGGGGTATTCCAAGAGCGTTCCAGTTCATCACTTTCAAAATAAACCTTATATGCTTTCATCACTAGTGCGGTTGTACCGTATGTGCCAGTAAGTGCAGTATCCACAGTAATACTATTTGTGCCCAATGCAGTAATCCTACGTACCTCTGCATTACCACCCCACTTATCACAAACACAAACATAGTTTCCCTGTGCCCCAAGAGTGGTAGAGAAACCCAGCTTGGTCATATCGCCAGAGACACCCTCTGTAGTTGTTGTAACAGTTATAATCCTGTTAGTACCATCTCTTTCTACGTACCTGCATTCATACTCCCAGCTTGGCAAATAAAAGTTATCATAACTACCTTTGCGTGCTTTAAAAAAGGCAATAATACTATCCTGTAACCGCAGCATTGCAGTGGAAGAGATGAGTGCCATTTGGTATGTAAATTTCCACGTACCTATCTCACGCCCAAACCTGTTCCTTCTCTGTGTCATCCCATTTTCAAATTGGCTAATCAGTGTATTATATTTAGTAGAGTTAGAACTAGATGCTAAGTTTGGTTGCCAGCGAAATACCTCAGAACTCATAATTTAACCTTTCTTTATTGCTCTTCTTAGCGGTGCATTATGACTCAATTTGCTCAACACCCCCTGTGCTATCATCTCCTGCGCAGAGCGAGTGGAAAGTAGTTGTGCAAAACTTTTTGCATCTGTTGCGCTTATCATAAAATAATTGGATGTTGGCTGGGCTTGTCGTGTTCCAACACCTTGAATACTGTCGGCTTTATCGCCAAATAATCCACTAACAACACTCTTATCCCCTTTGTTAATTTTATTTAAAAGGGCATCCCCAACTATTTTAGTGCCACTCTTTTTAACTATAAATTCATCCTCATTAAAGCGCCCAAGGATATTGTCTTTCCTTCCACCAAGGCCACCAAGTATCCTCCCGCCCCCTGCGTACCCACGCACTTTGCCGCCTTCAGAGAACCACCCAGCTATACTTGAGAAAGCACTTGTAATACCACCAAAAGACCCCGTTGCACTTAACATCATGTCCTGCATCAACTTAATCATACGTGGCATGTCCATAACCATCTTCGCCACCATATTAGACTCTGATTGCATGTCCTGCATAAGCATCATACTGTTACCAACAGATGCCGAGACCTCGTTTGCTGCCTGTTTTGCCTTGTCTATATCGCTAGGTACTGTTGTAGTCCTGTTCCAAAGCACGTCTTTCTCTTTTGTACCAACAGGCTCTACAATAGATGTAGTAGCTGGTATAGAGGTAGTAGAAGTTGATGGAACCGTAGTGCTAACAGACGGTATAGTAGTTGGCACTGTAGATGGCATTTGTGTCATTGTTATTGGGCCGGTAGCAAGAATTGGTATGGAGGTGCTAGTAGTTGTAGGCATACCAGTAGCTTGTTCCACCACCCCACCCTCTTTACCAATGCTCGTTGTGGTAGTTTCAAAGGAACGGGAAGCACCACTGGGTCTTTTAGGCTGCTCACCAGTTGTCTGTGTTGTTGTGGTCGTAGTCGTAGTCGGCGCTTCGCCAGCCTTCTTCTCTACCTTTGAAACTGCCGGTACTTCGGCCTTTCTTGAACCTGCCGCAATCTGCCTGTCAAGTTCAATTGTATTATTCGTAACAGCGGTTGTTAACTCTGCCAATGCAGCAGTGTTAACTTTTAATGTTTCTGAGTTTATCTCAATTTCAGGTATCTTTAAAGATTCTTTAAGTTTTGCAATTGACTCTTCACTTATCGGGACTGCGTTTGCGTTCTTTTGAACCTGTTCCAAATCAGATGTTTTTCTTCTCTTTAACGGGCTCTCGAGGCCAAGAGTATTCTCAAGGAAACGCTTACCACGGTCTGTCATCCCTATAGTACCAAAAAGAGCATTCAACACAAGAGTGCGGGCTATAACACGCATTATCTCGCTGCGTATACTATTCCCCATCTCTAAAAACGCATCCTTTACCGTCTTTGTGGTATTAGTAATGTCACCAAGTTTATTGCTTACTGTGTCTATTACGCTTGAACCCAACCCTTTCCAAGTTTTTGCCCAGTAATCAGCAGTATCACCAACATCTCGTGCAACATTGCCCAATTGCCCTTTAAGGTCAACTATCTTTTCTTTTAATTTACCAACCTCTGTAGCGTTAATGCGAAGCCTTTCAGCGTTGTCAATGTAAAACTGTGCGACAGTTATTTGCAGCGCAATATACTCTGCTTTGAGATCAGCAACAGCTAATTTCTGATCTATTATCTGACTCTTGCTATATTTCCCACTATTAAGTTCCATATCGGCAAGAACCAGCTTCTCTTTTATATAAGCATCATATGCAGCATGTACCTGTTTATTTCCTTCAATGTCTGCCTCGACAATCTCTGCCCTTATTTTGCTTTGACGCTCCAAAGAAGTGCTAACATTATTAACAGCGGTGGTGACATCATCATAATCTTGTTTGCTTATTAAAGCACCCTTCTTTACATTGTCATTATATTTTTGAATGATAATAGAGTGGCGCTGGATTTTCTCATTAAGGTTATTGTATTCATTTTGTAATTCAGTAACCCTATCTGTTTCCCCTTTGCGTGCAGTAGAAAGACGGGATTGTGCGTCAGAGAGGTCGATCTGTGCTTCTGTAAGACTTCTTGTCCATTTAACACCAGTCTCTTGCAACTTTGCCAGCTCTTTTGTGTGCCTTTTACTCTCTTGTTCTATTTTAACCCTCTTGCTGTCTTGTATATCTGCCGCCTGTGCTGGTGTTTTACCGGCAATCTGCTCTTGTGTCTCTGCCTCGATTGCAGCCATTTTGTTCTTGTGACGCATGTTCTCTAAATTCATTGCGTCTTTAAGTCGGTATATCTCTTTTGCTGTCAGTGCTTCCCACTTCGCCTCAATACGCAGCAGTGCTATCTCAGCATCATTTGCAGCAACTAAATCCGGCCTTGCAGTAACAGGTTTTGCTTCTTCTTGTTTTTTATCCTGTTCTTTTATTGCATATATTTTTCTTAATACTTCAGTTAGAAGACTCGATAATACTTGCATTTTTTCAGGGTTTAAATATCCCTCTTGTTCCATAAGAGAGTCATTAATCCACTGATTCATTTTAAGGCGCATCTCATCTTGTGAGACTACTTGCTTGAGTTTTTCTGCCTGATCTTTATAAAATATAACTTGGGCCTCGAGTGGCTTTAAAATTTCTTTTGCTTCATCAGAAATTTTAAACTGGTTTTTACTGATTTCTTTAAGGATAGACTGCTCGTCTTTATTTAATATTTTCTTTCTCATCCATATAGAAAGCTGAGTGGACCAATTATCTAATGCAAGTTTCTTCTCTTGCTTAAATAATGTTCTTTGAAGTTCGAGTGCCTTCTGTTGTTCTTGAACATATTTACCTACATCCAACACGCCTAACTGTTTTTTTCTTAAACTTTCCCACAATTTATCAATTTCACCAATTAAACTATCAGTTTGTTTTGTTAACCCCTCAAAATCTTTTGCTGTTATCACAGCATTGCTACCGGCATCTTCAAGCTGTTTATTTACTTCCTCAATAGAATCAGCAAATTTTTTATATTCAAAATTACGCTCATCATCTTGTGCCAGAGCAGCAAGCTGCATTTTAAGAGCGCCAACAGCGTCACTGGTTCTTATTATAACCCCCTCTTGCTCTGCCAGCACTTGCATGGATTCTGCCGCACTCTTTGCAAACCAATTCATTGTCGCAATAGTATATGTAAAATATCCTCCAAGGGCAATAAGAGCAGCACTTATTGCCCCAACAGGAGTTAACAACCAAGCGAGAGCAGAACCAATAGAACCAATTGCACCCAAAAATGAACCAGATTTTGAAACAATATTAAGAAGAATAAAAGACGCAGTTACTTTTGTTATCCCAGCAGCAAGCAATGGTAATATTTTTACGGCAACTAATACAGATATAATAAGTGGAGATAAAGAAGTGGTTACAGCAACAGCGGCTTTCCCTATCTGTAGAACGGTATTAGACCAAGAGTCTGCAAGTTTTATCAAACTGACTTGTGCAGAATTGAATATTAATTGAAGTTTAACAAGACCCGGTTCAACACTACGGGCAAACATTACACCCAATGCAGTGCTATACTTTAACCGCTGTTCCATTAAAGTAAAAGCCTGCGAGGTTTGATTGATAGCAGTAATAAGGGAGCGGGCTGCACGCTGGTCTAGACCGCCAAAAACAGTTTCTAGCCCAACCCCACTTTTTGCCAAAGTTTGTAATATTTCATTAAGCGGTTTTAGTTTACCGCTTTTTTCCTTTAAGTCCTCAACTTTTAACCCAATCCTATCAAGCTCAATGCCAAGTTTCCCACCACCCTTGATTATTGCTGTAAACATTGTAGACAAACCAGTACCAATTGTGCTCATCCTGATACCGGCGTTTGCCATGACAGCAATCATGGCAGCGGTTTGTTCCATTGTATACCCTGCCTGTGCAGCAGTAGGAGCGAGGTAGCTAAAAGCAACGCTCAGACCCCCAATAGTTGTCTTGCTATAGTTTGCAGCACCAGCCATGACATTTGTAATGCGTGCTACATTCTCCGCTTCAATACCCCAAACACGCATGGCGGTAGTTACAAGGTTTGAGGATTCATCAAAGGTAGAACCTGATGCACGGGCGAGTCTGGAGATTTCCATCATGGATTCCCCAACCTCTTTTGCGTTTAAACCAGCCTGTGCCAAGACACGCATACCTTTAGCCACCTCTGCCAAATTCATGCCTGTCTCTTTGCTGACCTTATATGCAACGTCTTTCAGATGGTCTAGTTCGTCTGCCGTTGCCATAACAACGCCAGCCGTTTGCCCCATCTCAACACTGAATGCGTGTGCTGCCTCAATGCCTCTTTGAAAGAAACCAAATATAGCCCACATCCCACGCCACACGAGGAAGAACTCGCCAATGCGCATTAGGAAACTATCAAAACTGCTTTTTGTTTTTTTGGTTTCCTCACCAAGACGTTTCATAGCACCAACACCTTTTAGGTCGATGCCTTTTAAACCCTCAGCAAGTTTTAGGATAGAAGCTGCAAGCGCATTGATTTGCGTTGCTGCGAGCTGAACATTTTTAGAGGAGTTGCTCCCGATTTGATTAAGATTGGCATTGGTAGTACCTGCTGCTTTGCCAACATTTTCAATCTTTGTAATAAATTCGTCGATGCTTTTCTTTAAAGCATCGTCGACTTTGCCTTTAAATATTACGCCAAGCTCGAGATCTGTTGCCATTTATGATACCCCGCTGGACCATAGCTTTGTGACCTGCGCCATGTGTTCTTGCATCATGTTTTTAGTTAGGTCCTCACGTTGTGCTGGGGTGAGTTTGGCGTACTCATCTGCGGGCTTAAACTGTTTGTCAGTATACTTTGTTTTCTTCTTTTTGCTTTTCTTATCACTTGGCCTTTCACCAAAATCAACGCCAAGCGCCCGAAGGATAAGTTCGTAACCCTTAAAGAAACGTTCCTCTGATTGGAGAAACATTAACTCTATTTGCCCAAATGTTAATCCTCCCTGTCTAAAGCTGGAGAAGATAGTTTTTAAGGGGATGTTATATCGCTCTGAGACTGCGGTAACGATGTAGTCAAGCGAAACGCCTTCTGCATCTTCTCCAGAAGGTTCTTTCCCTTCTTCTCCAAAGGGTCTTCAAAATTTACCTCCCAGATGACACCAGCAATATCCATTAGCTGGTCGTTGGTTGTGTCTTCAAGGAGTTGTTTGATTGGTTCTGTATCTGTGTCTACAACCTTCCCCAATATCGTCTCAATATTATTAATGATTAACTCTTTAGCATCATTAACAATATCGACGTTCTGCTTGTTAGGCCATGCGGTAACAACGGTGGTAATAGCCTGCACAAGCATTGAGGCTACTGTGGCTTGGTCTGTAAACGAGAGGGGGTAAATTGAGATTTGTCTCAATTTTCTTTTACCTACTTCAACTATTCTTGTCGTGGGATTAAGCTTTTCGATATTTTCCATCTTCTTGTCCTCCTTGTGGCTTGCAGTCAGACCCAGTTGGGTTCTCGTATGGAATTCTTCCCAACTGGGTCTTCTGCTGTCAATCCGCACAGGGCGTTAGTGCGGTGTTATGCTCTGGGTGGGGTGTTTTCAGGGAGCCCAGAGCGGGTAATCAATTGTTATGTACCCCAGTAAATTCTGCCCAGCGGCATGGAATCCCATGCTGCACTTCCAGCGCAAGCAGAAATACCACTATCTGAACGGGTCGCTTTAAAGGTAACACTTACCTTCGCAACCTCTTCTTTTTGCAGGTCAATTTCAGTGTTACTGAGCACCTGTGCCCTTGGGAAAATAACAAACATCTTGTCTGTGTTATTCGGATAAGTGTAGTGCGCCTCCATACGGAGAAAAGCAGGGGTGCTCATTGCACCGATGTTTACACTACCACTACCGTCTGTCCACGGGTCTTTACCGGCAGCAAGTGCCATAGTGAAGCCATTAATTTCCTCAAAAGCACACTCCAGTGATGCGTTTTCACGGATAGGAATCTGTGTGTCTTGAAGTAACGGAAACCCAGCTTCATGTGTGAAGTACTGACGCTCAATAGTTAATTTCGTACTGGCGAGTGCGCCAAGGCTGTAGGGGTTGCCTGCGGGGTTAGGAATGCCCCATGCAGTTGTCCCGAAGTAGCCATATTCTGCTGCGGTCGCACCGCTTGACGCAGTGAATGGCGCAACACGGATCTGCGCTAAACCTAGCGCAAGGTTCGCTGTGTTTTTGGTTAATGGTCCAGTCTGTGTGACAGCCATGTTTAAATCCTCCGTCTATAAAAATAAAGTTAATTGTTTCACTTGTTATCTAAACTAAACTTGTTTACTTGTAGTCCTGTCAGGTATTGGGAAACTTGTTAAAGATGTTCTCTGCACCACACTGAACGTTGATGCATTTCATTCTCATATCACCATTTATTTCAATTTTAACCCTAGGCTGAGCATCTTTGTTATCTCTCTGCCTCCCGAATTGAAAAACAAATAAACCGTTGCCAAGTCTCTTAGCCAGCTTCTTATTACATTTGTGGCAATATAACCATTTGCCTCCATTACTTTGGTCCGACATAGTACTTGCCTCCGTTATAACTTTGCACCCCATTTAAGCTGGTAGTTGAGAACCATTAGCTTTGATTTGTCAGGCGCTGGTTCTTGTTGTCCAGATGGCATTCGCTTTACATATATACCCCCTATCACACGCCAAGGGTCTGTACTGGTGTCAAACAAGGTAATGTAAAAATTATCACTCACATCACTCACTATACTATTCATAATAGTATCATGAAGTCTACTGATTTTAAAGCCTTCTGGGTCTTCTTGTGTCCTTAATATTATTGTTAAATCAGCAGTGCTTAACCGCTCAAGGTGTACGTTTGAGAGATTTATAGAAACCCATTGCTTCGCCGTGGTAAATTCAGCCTTATTTTCATCAAGCCAATCGTCAAAGGTGATTGCAATACCGCTAATGGTCTCTATATTGTCGACAAAATGTTTAGTAACAGATTTTTTTAAATTCTCATATTTTATGGTAGCGTCCATTACTTCCTCCAGAGCCTTGGTCCTAAGTCAAAGAGAAAGTCTCTCCATTTAGTTATTGGTGTAGTGGCTGTTTTCCACCATGTTACTTCAAACGCACTGCGACTCGGTACTGTATAACCACTTGTCAAGATACTATACCCATACTCAATAAGCCTTGCATACCAAGTGCCTTTGGTCATTTTGAATTTCTTCGTCCCATAGCCACTGTATGTATCAGAGTTATTTTTTTGAAGCCCAGCAGCAACGGCAGAACTAGCACCTCTTGCAATGCGCCAAGATTGCAGATTCGCAAGCACAGAACCAGTAAAAATCCAAAATTTTCTATGCCCAATCTTTTTCATTTTCCAGTTCCCGTACCGTTTGCTATAAGCGCCCCAATATGCAGCATACTTTTGATATACAATTGTCTCACGCACTTCACGCACGTAATCATTAGCCAACTCTCTCATCAAGCCGTGGCTGTCACTGGTTACAGAACTATAGATCTCATTGTATATCTTATTAGCTGCCGCCTTTACTTTCCGTATATCATTTTTATTAACTTCACATCTAATTGCCATCTATATAACCTGGATTTAAAATATGTTCGTGTTTAGTCCCAATGCTTGGATAAAGTTCCGAGTTACAATCTGCATCTTTATGAAACAGCCTAAATTCTTTTCTTATATTGCCATCCTTTTTTACTTTTACGCTCAGCACGTCCCACTCTTTTATCATGGCAAAGATGCACATTGCTTCAACAAGGTCAAGCATTGGCTGTTCATCGTCGTACATCAAAATAAACCAGTCATAACCATCGTTGCCAGTAGTTAAACACCCAACATCAATCGATATGTCTACCCCGTCAACAATTGTTTTTAGACCGGTAATCTTTGAGTGCGTTTTCGATCTTTGCAGGTAAATCGCTTTCATTTTTGGTATTAATAATTGTGTCATAAATAGCCCTTACAGAACTTGTTATAATTTCTGGGTTGATACTTTTTATACAATTATAATTACAGTCATTATAATTCCCGGAGCATGGGCCTATAATTGGACAAACAAGAGAGTAGTTTGGTCTTATGTCGACAGTTATATACTCTGGCTTTATTATCCTGCGGGATTGACTTGAGTAAATAATAATCCCTACTTTATGCAAACAAGCTGCAAGATGGGCTGGGAAACTATCTACACCGATAAACATTTTTGCATTAGCCATTACCCACGCTGTTTCACGGAATGATAATTTACCCCTCAGGTCAACAGCACAATTAACTTTTGGGTCTTTCCCCCCACCGACCTGCACAAAAATTAAACCCTGACGACACAAGCTTTCAAGTGATTTGTCCATGAATGGATAAAACCTATGCGGCGTACCACCATTGTTGTGTATCACAATATAATTTTTACCCTCCAATACATCAACAGCTTGGTTTTTTGGTCTTACAGTGTCTATAAACATTTCTGTATATTCAACACTACACAGGTCGGAATAAAGTCTTGAAAGCGGTGTGTCACCAGCACCCCAATTACCACGACGTATTACTTGGTGAGGATAATAAACATGGGCGTAGTCCTTGACAATCTCTGGGTCCCACTTCACTATCTCATTTATATACAGATTGTTTTCAACGATGTCTCTGTAAATGTCAGACGTCATATAGTCAAGTAACATACCGGGATGTTTCTCGCGAAGATTTCTCAGAACCCCAGTAGTAAGCAATACATCGCCAGCAGACTCATGCTGCATAAACAAAACTCTTGTTTTTCTTTCTGGTACTTCTTTTTTCCCATCTCTTATCTCTTGCATCAGCGGTTCCATAATTTCAGCAAACTCGCCAGCCTTTGTATATTCCTGTGCGTGCTCATACCCACGCTTGATTATATTTTTATCAGCCCCTTTTGTATAGATTTCTTCTAAAAACTCTACCGCACGATCTAAATTACACCGCCTACGGGGGACATACATATTTTTACCCATAGAACTTATTGGGATATAAAGCATCTCATTTGTAGCCCTAACAGCATATGCCTTGCCGTCATTTACAAGCTGCCGCATACCAGTGGATAGTGGAGCAACAACAGGACACTCACAAAGTTGAGCTTCCAATATAGGCACACACAACCCCTCAGCAACACTTGTTACCAAAAGAACATCAACAGCGTTATAAAGCCTTACCATTGTATTAACATCTTGGTGTTTAATGGCCTGTTTAAAAGCTACACGGCCTTGCAAACCGTATTGATCGACTAACTGCCCTAAATCCATACCAAAATGATCATTTATTTCTGTATGTAAATATAAAAGAGTGTCGTTGTGTTTTTTACTGAATTTTTTAAAAATAGCAATTGCTCTTTCAAAGTCCTTTCTTATCATGTTTTTGCCAACACAGGCAACAATAAATTTATCGTCAAAGCCAAACAGTTCTTTTTTTATCTCTGATCTTGTTTTTTCACTCTTTTTAAACACACTTCCATCTACAAAATATTTGTAATACTTCAGCTTCGGCACACGATCTTTATACAGCTTATAACCGTTATAGCTGTAGGTAATTGGCAGATCGGTGAGTTTCATTATCTGAAACCACTCTTCTACAAACTCATCACAATCAACGGGGAACATTTGTGCCCATTTGAAACCAGTCCTCTCATGATAAACATTACTGTTTTTTGCAATATTGTAGAGCCTATAAATATCGTTGTTGCTATAAAATAAATTATATTTGCTAGCAGCCATAAAATCCATCAGATCTTTATTCCCAATGGGGTCCATCATTGGATTCCCAATTGGAGTTAAATGAAGTCTGTTAGGCATTTTAAAACTTTTGTCAAGGCTGAATGAATTGTAGCAGAGAGCAACAACGCTTGTATCTTCGTTGGCATTTAGAAGTTCTTCAATGTTTACCCTATTGATGTTTGCGTTTGCAGAGTTGCTGGCAGGATTATCACCATAGAAAATTGTGTTGATATTCATAACTTGTCTCCTTGTACTTGTATTGTTTTGTTTTGTTATCTTGTATCTTCTATCAGTTTAAGTATACTACAACCACTTAAACTGATATTGTCTATCGTCTCGACTATATAATTGTTGGAACCATTTGTAAATCTGTCTAAGCGTTTTATATTTTCGTTAAAAGACGTATAAAAAAAGTAGTTGTTGTCCTCAATTGGCATAGCGTGAAAGCTTGACACATCAATACGAGCTGGTACAATACAACCAAATACGCCGGATGCATATGCTGGATATGTAATTGCTGGTTCCAACGTAGCTGCGTCCCGTGTATTTGTGATTGCTCCAAAAGTACCAGTTGTAATATTACAAACATATAGATTACCAATATTTGTTACTATCTGATTTAACAAATAATCGGCATTCTTTGTTGCTATAAGAAAATACTCATCTGGTATTGTACTTACGGAAACGATGTCGCCAGCAATAAACGGTGTGTCTGATTTAACACCGTAGCGTCTTAAATACTTCCCTTGCCAACCAACAATATTGCTTGGGCTTTCTATGTCAATATAGTCATTCACCAAGTCGCTTACTCTAGTACATATCACCCCTATTTTTTTATAGACTTTCGTAAAAGACTTAGCAATAGAAGACATTAACTATTCTTTCCATTAACAAGAACATTACCAGTTGACTCATATGTTATGTCCTCGCCGGTCAGTTTATCATTCAAAAACCCACTGCCAACAACAGTGCCAAACATAGCCCCTTTTGTATCAGCAAGCCCAAACTTGTCAGGGTTCTCAAGCTGTGCAAGTTGATATTCGTCATCCATGTCTTTCAAGCGTTCTTTGTAATTGACAACGATCTGATTAAGGCTCGCTTTTGGGACATTAAAATTATCCATAGATGAATTATATTTATAGGAAAACAGCCAGCGTTTCATACGCTCTTTAAGCCACTTTAGTTTAAAAACATCAGTGTCGTCACAGGTAAAACCAGTCTCGTCCACTGCTTGATCATAGGCAAGCGCATAATGGGCTGCTTCAAACTCAGTGCTTAAATCCATCAACTCTAATTCTACTTCGTCAATGATTGCTTCTTCTGTCATCTCTTACCCCATATCTGGCATAGGTTTATTACCAAAATACTTTGCCCAAACTTTCGGAGTAATAAACTGCGCAATCAGCATACCCTTAATCCTGTCCAACCGCACGGCAAAATCGTGGTACTTGTCATACCACGGCTCACCCTCTTTTAATATCATTAAATGCTTGCCACCAAGGATAGGGTTTAATACAACGATTGCTTTTTTCTGGATTGCGTTTTTTGGTTTTTCGATAGGTTTGATTTGGTTCATAATACACCCCTTGTACATTCTTGTGAAAAAATAGGCGGGTCCTCCAACCGAGCGAAGACCCGCCTATACATTTGTGGAGGGATAGTGCCTAACTATACATTTTACTCGTCAGGCCACAGCACACCGTTTGTGGTTGCGCTCACTCTCATTACCATCCAGTTTGCCTCGGAGATTTTCGGCCCACCGCTGATGCCAGCACCTACCTCAAGATTGTAGGGCGGGCGGTCGGTGTCGAAGTGGTTCCATGTGTAACGTCCGGGCTGCGGGCTAGAAATAGAGCTACTCTTCACGAGCGATGGCACAGATACCCAGTTGTTATTACCAAGCCTGTTGTTCTTCTGCCCTTGGAATACAAGGTAATTCGTGGGCAGGAGTTTGCGGGTGGCAACAACACGATCTCCGACGTTGAAAATAGGGTTGCTGTTTGCGCCGATAACAATGGCGTTATTTGCAGCAGAGGTAATGGTATTGAAATATTCGTTCATACCAGTTGCGCTGCTCTTTATAACGATATCGTCATTGGCAGCAAACACGCTGCTATCTTCTACATACAGAGTGGTATCTGATGCAGCAGAAGTTGCTGAAATGCGACTCTCGTCGTGATAGATGCGGGAGTCAATTTTGATCTTTACTCCCTTCAGACCAGTCAGTAACGAAACCAGCTCTTCGTTCTCAATACTCATGCGAACGAGCTGCTGATTAAGTTTCATAAGGGTCTGAAACTCAGTTGAGGCCTCAATCTTGGCTGCGGTTATGTCGTTAATCCACACAACAACGGTCTCGTAACCGAGTTTGCGGAAAAACATAACAGCTTGCTTGATGTCCTCAAGCGGGGTACAAGCAGCAGCAGTATCCCATGTATTACCGGTAGTCCAACGCACCTGATGGTTGCCACTTGATTTGGTTATGTCGATGTACCGGAAGTAAGGTATATTAGGATTAAAGGTGTAGTTAGTACCCCACCTGTCTTCCTTATACATTGCTTTCAGCACAAGGTCCATACTCACCCGCTCGATGAGATTACTAATTCTCACGTCGAGAAGGTTAAGAGCATCGGTCACCAGTCCTTCCGCCATACGGGTCAGCGGGGCAGCGGGGTTAACGGCACGAAGCAATACTTCTTCGTTGAAGATCATTCCTTCACGCCAGTGCCCTGAGCCATACTGTTTATAGGCGAAGCCCGGAAGCTCGATTCTCATGTGGTCTGCGCCAAGACGCACCGGATAGGTCTTGCCGTATCCGCCGAATTTAATCATGTCGATTACGTCGAGATTGTCAACTTCTTTGAACGGGAGAAACGTATCAGTAAAAAGATACTGATTTGGCTCCGGCTCAAACTCGTTAACAATACTGTCCATAACCGTCGGACGGAAAATGTTAAGGTCTTTAAGTTTTAAAAGCAGTTCACCAGCCATTCGTATTCACCTCCTTTACAATTAAGTTATAATGTCTACAAAATGTAGAGAAGAATTGTTAACGGGGTTGAAAATACGATAGTCAGTGCCGCTCACCGTATGATACAAGCCTTTAACCTTCGATTTCACAAAGGTCCCCTGTATATACGCTTTTGTGCCCTGCTCAATGCCCCGAGTCAATATAACATCTTCAAGCACCACACAAGCATTTTCAGAATAAGTCGCAATGTCTGCGCTGCCGGAAGTAGTTATGCCAATGCCAACACCACTTGCCACAAACACAAGGTCACCACCAGTACCAAGGCTGGTCAACGCTGCGGTAGTGGTAATCTGTGTATCACTGTCGATACTTGCAACAGTGGTATTAACCGCCGAGAAAGCATTTGCACTCACGTCAAAGAAAGTGACCTGGTCACCAACTCTAAAGTGTCTTGCAGCTCCAACGGTATCAAACACTACGGTGGTACTGGATGTACCTGTCGTGGTCTTACCGCCAAAGCAAAACGGTATAATGCTTTTCTTGTCGGCTGATCTTATCCACAGGGAAGGTCCCTTTATGGTCTCATAGCCGATCCCTGAGGAAACACGGTCACTGGGGATTGTAGCTGGCAAAGCCGTAAACTCATTGCCAATTAAACAATCCAGAGCACGTCCCTCGTTGTAACCGAAATTAAGCTGGTTTGGAAAATTTTCAGACATTCGTATTCACCTCCTTACTTTTTATTTTTTTTACCAAAGCGTTCTTCGAACACTTTTTTGCCGTAATCAACATCCTGTTTAAACTGCGTCTCTTCCTCTTTCGTGGGGGCGATAAATGATTGCCCAATCACAACAGAGGGCATCTCCGGCATCCTATTTTCCCAGTCTTCGATCTCTTTGGAGAATGCAGCACGAAATGCAGCTTCATCCAGAACGTCATCCTTTACATGGTCGGCATAGTTTACATGCTGCTCAACCTTGTCCCACAGTGTTTTGGGGAGTTTGCTGGCCTTCAACAGTTCTGCCTTGATAGTCGCCGCCTGTGCCATGCGTTTCTCTTCCTTCATGATTGCAAGCTGCTTGCTATCCTCTTTCCTCTCGGTCACAACAGTGTCAAGCTGTTGGCGCAGAGCTTTAATCTCGTCGCTCTGGTCTTTCGGCTGGTTCTTCAGCGCATCAGCAACAGCCTGCTTGATGGCATCTGCTTTCTCCGCCTCAAACTTCGTGGAAAGCTCTTGTTTGATTTGTTCTACACCTGTAGTGTATTCATCAGGGTGCAGTTCTTTAAACTCGTTAAACTTCATAGTTTTCACCTCCTCTAGTTCTTGCGATAGATTTTTTGAGAACTTCTGAAACAGAAGCCCTGCATCTTTAGCAGCCCCATACGTAACCCAATCTGTAGAATTATACCCAGCAACGCTATCCAATACCTGAATTATTTTGTCACCGCTCTTGATGTACTTGACGTCTTTTCTGCTCACAGCAACGTCAACAGAAAAGTCTACAGATTTTGGCGCTTGTTTGATTGAGCTACGAAGTGCTTCTCTTTTCTCAGTACCTGACAGTACTTTAATATAGCCTATAAGGGCATAATTCTCATCATCGGTTTGTATTACTTTTAATGTATCGAGGTCTATATTTGCAACCCAGTCAGCAGGGTCTCTGCTACCAGCACCAAAACTAAAAAAGTCCATGCCATGACCGGAAAACATTTTCTCATTGCTAGTCTTTTGCATAACCTTGCGCAAATTCTGTATAGCTTTTGCTTCCCACTTGACGTCATTGGCTGTGACCTTGGTGTCTGCAAAGCAAATAGGCAGCATGTCTTTATCGAAGTCGAAATTTTCGTAATCAATTACTGCTTTTTTATCCAAGCCTGAGAAGAAAATATAGCGTTCTGTGCTCATATATAGACTCCTGTTAAACTCAATATAATTCGTTCATGTCTACTAAACAAATGTCAGGTGTTTGTTGCTACCACCATAAAGTGTCTTTGCCCCAGCTTTGCTGCTTGGCATGTAGATACGCCTGCAAACGTATTTATCTATAAAACACCCGCTTATATATATTTTTATGGGGAGTATCTGGTCACGTTTTATAAAAATCTCTCCGCAATTAACAACGGTATTTTGGTCTGCTGTATCGTCATCAACTTTTGGCCCAACAACACCATCTGTGTCTGTCTTGTATAAAAATAATAAATCCCCAGCCTCTAACCCCGTAAGCGCAGATTTTAAAACAACCTGTTGTGCTGTTGTATCCACACTATTCACAATAGCTGTATGTGTGACAAAACACCCCGCACTGTAATCATAATACGTCACAGTGTCGTTATTTAAAAAGTGTCCAGCCTCCACAGAATCTATAAGTGTTATGGTTACACCATCAACCTCAAACACTTCCCCGCCCAAGCAATATGGAAAACAATGGTATGGAGATTTCTCTGCCCTTACCATCAACATTGGGCCATAAACAAACTCTCCATAATCCCTGTACCTATTACCCTTAACAGTACCATTTATGTCAACAAAGGTTTTACCCACTACTGGGCAAAACTCCCTTGCAATCTTTCCGTTAAATTGTGCTGGGTATAAGTTGTCATATTCCATGTTGTTCTCCTCTAAGATAGTTCAAAGAAGCCGTTCCCAGTAGCATGTTCGGCCCAATTATCTTTTATACCATGTTTCCTATAACAAAACTCTTTCAACGTCCAGCCATGCTTTGTAAACATTTCCATCCACCACTCTGGCGGCTGTGCTATTATGTGTGTTTTGTCGAGATCATATGCCGGTACATTAAACCTTTTTCCATCGCCTAATGGGATTACAGCAAATAAGTGCCTGCACTTCTTGCGAAGTTTATATACAACAGCCTCAATGTTTGGTATGTGTTCAAAAACATCTTTTGCAATACAGATATCAAAATCAAAGTCCCAAGGTACTGGCTCATTCTCGTTACATTGTATAACATATTCTTCCACTTGTGGGTCACAGTTTTGTATAGCATATCTACTCAAGTCTACCCCATAGGCATCACGCCACAGGATACGTAATGCCTTAACCAGATAACCTTTTGCACAACCAAAATCCAATATGCGGCTTTGTCTGCCTATACACAGTTTGTCTATTAATGCCATCGCAAGACTTATTGTCTGCTCCGGCATCCATCTGTAATTTGTGTACAGACTAACCCCAGTCTCAATCCCTCTTTCAAAGTATGCTTCATTATATTTCATAATTGTCCCATGAAGCTTTTATTATGTTCTATAAAAGCATACATTTTTTGCATAATGGAGTTACGCCGTTCATTTTTTTCATTTTCTTTATGTATTCCGTCTAAAACATGCAAAGATGCCTCCCCAAGGTGTCGATAAAATTTCCAATATTCATATTCAATAAACCCCCATCCTAAATCTTGCATCTCTAACCTTGTTAGAACGCCCAAATCTAAACCATCGACAGATTCTTTTCCAGAACCTGTAAATGGGTCCTTTAATGAGTATAACCTCAAAATATTATCTCCGCCCCTACACACACAAGGAGATACAATATTCCAAAAACCAAAATGACAATTACTATATGCGTATGTATTAATTATCGTCATTCCGATTCGCCAATCTCCAATCATACCAACTTCTGCATCACATTGTTGCATTAACATAGGCCAAACACTGTCCGTCATACAAATATCTGCATGTGTAAGTATAACCCATTTGTTTTTACAACAATTTTTTATCATCCAATCCATTCTATTACTACAATCTCTACCACCTTGATTTACACCAGCACCATTTACCGTTTTTTGCACATATTTATCTAGTGAATAATATTTAACGCCAAGACCATTGCAAACATTTATTATATTATCATTGTCTACAGTTGGGACACTAACATGATAATCAACATCTTCGGTGCCGAGAAATTTCTTCGCACTTTTTATATTTAAAGGTAACAACTCGGCCTCATAATCATTAATTACAAATGTACAATAGTCTATTTTCATATCAACTTTCAGCTATGTCTATTATATAGTTTATCATGTTTGTATTTAAAAGATAATCCCTTGACTTTATCCATCTATTATACAGGTTAAAACAATTCTCTGTAATATGTTGATATTTTTCTTTACTAATATTATTACATACAACACTAAGATCGCTAAAATCCTCAGCAAATGTTATATAATGATCATTTTCAACTAATACAGGAAAATTACTTTGATCATTCATCCTTCTAGGGACTAAACTAATCGTTTTCATTGCAGCCGCTTCCCAAAAACGAGGAGGAGCGTATATAGAAAATAACCATTTATAATCTGCGTAAAACAAATACGAACTAAGCGTACTAAAAAAATTATTCTCCGGCAAACCATAACCATTAAGAGCATGTTCCAACAAACCAATATCTATTTTTGAATTCATTTGGTTGAATTGTTTAGCTAATTGAAAATATCTTGTTGTACAACTATTGTTCCAATTTGGGCAATTATTAAAATAATTTTCTTGTTTTTTATCAGGTAACGAACATGAAGATTTTAAATTTTCCATTATGTCATATGGAAATTTGCCATATTTATTAAAAATTTCTTTACACTCCCCACAGTATTGAAATAAATATGCGTGGGTGTTAAACTGTGAAGAATTATCGACAAGCCCTTTTGCAAGTAGATTTAAATAAAGATGAACTCTTTGATAATGATGACCACCACGAACGAGAGCGAGTTTAATACGCTGATCGTATTCAGAAACCGATATACTTGGCGGGTTAAACCAAAGTACATACGGCAATGAGTGAAGACGGTTTTCGTTCAACAACCTATTATATATTGCAGTATTTATTTCATCCATAAAACATACATCTATAGTAGAATACTCGAGGTTATTACTTATACTTATTTCTTTAGATGAAACAGTCCTCTGTAACCCTGCAATTTTAAATATATGGTCTATTTCTAATATTTTTTCACTCCCGTAATAGGAACAACAAAACGCACTATTATCATTAATGTCAAACGCTATTATTTTATTAGAATTATTCTTAATAATATCTATAGTGTCTGGTGTAAGATAAATAGCATCTATAAGAACGGTAGAATTCTTTACATTTAATACATTGTCAATTATTGGTATTTGTTTACATAGTGAAATTGGTTCGAAAAACCTTTTTTGAAGAAACTCGTTTTGTGCAGTTACTATAACGGTCATAAAACCCCCATTAAATAATCAAATAGCTTTTTGTGTCCAGCTTGCGTCAAATGATTCCCGTCTATACAATCACTGTTACAAATATTCCATACATCTACATGCACCATATCAAACTTCATACAAACTTCCTTTAAAATTTCATCATATTGATATGTTTGTTCAAATACATAGTCTTTACAAATACTATTTGGCTTGCTAAACCCCATAATTATTGGTTTACTTCCATATAACATTTGTCCGAAACATTCCCACATAAATCTAAATTCAAATGGTTCTAAAAATCTATAATAATTATTTACCCCTTTTTGTATATCATTAGCAGCAGCAAACATTTTTGGTGCAACAAAAGTTTTATACTCAGGGCCAAGGTCCCAACAATTATAATGATAAGTTGCAAGGACCAGAAAATTAATTGCAGGTGATGTAACAGCCTCATTTATTCCAAGATGAATAATGATTTTATTATCCCTTCCAGATAGAAGATTTAAAAGATTTGTTTTTGCATGAAAAATCATCATCCCATCTTTTGTATAGCCATTAATATTTTGGAATTTTTCATAAAGCATATCTATATAACTAGAATTAATTAAAGTCCCACCACATTGTTGAAACGCACAGTTTCCTGTAGAATTTGAGAAAACAGTTAACTTCATAATTATTTTACTGCTTCTATATTTAAACTCATTAGTAAACCAAACGTTTTGTCCATATGTGGTAAATATGCTTGTGAGTAATCGTCGTACATAAAATGTTCAGTTTTCTTCCAGTCCCAATCTCTATAACATATAAATCCTGCATCGCCAATAAATTTTGCCATACTATCCTTGTCAAACACTATATGGTGGTCGTTAAATAATGACTCTTGCCCACCATAAAGTAAACCCATTAACTCATTTAAATCGCCAGTACTTCTATATCTCTCTACGATTGCGGTAAAATTAGGTACTGACAATCTTAATATCCCACCTCTCTTTAATAAACTATACCAATATGTCAACACTGCTCTTACTGTATGTCTATTAAAGTGTTCAAGTACGTGCGAGGCATATATAATATCAAAACTCTCCATAGGATATGGTATTGCAATAGCATTGCAATATAGATCTGCTTTATTCAAAGAACTAATGTCTAAATTTAACCACCCAGGAATATAACATTTGCCACACCCAATATGTAGTTTCATTTTCTTAGTTCCCTACTCCTATCCCCTATTACATCTTTTAAATAATTATATCTATCTACAACCTTTTTATCATTGCATTGGTATACACTTCCTTGTTTTCCTATTGTGTGATAATTACTAAAATCAGTATTTTTATCTATTTTGTACTCATATTTTTCTGGGTTTTCCCAAACATCACATCCAGGGAAAGGTTGAAAAATATGCAACCCAAAAGTATCTACGTCTGGGTTAGTTTTAATAAAATTTGCTGTAGCCTCAATATCTTCATCGGTCTCAGTAGGTAAACCAACCATTAATTGACCGTTTATTTTTAAGCCAGCGTTAACAGCGCTCTCTATTGCCTTATTACCTTGTTCTACTGTTGCCCTCTTATTCATAAGTTTTAATAGTCTATTACTACCAGTCTCAAAACCTATTGCAAGAGATAGACAACCGGCTTTCTTCATCAACAAAAGAAGATCAATATCTGTTTTATCTACTCTTGTTAAACAAAACCATTTCATATCTACCTTATTATCAATCAACAGATTACATATATTTCTAACTCTATCATAATCTAATAAGAAAGTGTCATCTAAAATATTAATCATACCTACGCCAAATTTATTACGCAGGTATACTATTTCATCATAAACATTTTGAGAGCTTACTAACCTAACTTTTCCTCCGTGCATTTTATTACTAGCACAAAAAGCACAGTTAAAAGCACACCCCCTACCAGTAATAATAGATGCCTCAGGTAGATTGGCTAAATAACCAAATGTTCTAGGCACTAAATAACTAAAGTAATCTATTGTTTCCCTGTCTGGGAATGGGAGAAGGTCTACGTTACATAAACAATTATTTGGTTTATATTCAAATCTAGTTTTTATACCATCTATTCTGCTATAAATAATACCGGACATTAGTTGTAATAATGGCAGTTCTCCCTCGCCTACGACACAGGCGTCAGCAAGTGTGTTAATTAGAATATGGTCTGGGTATGTAGTAGCATGAACACCACCAACTATAACCAATTTATCAGGTTCTCTAATCTTTAATTTTCTAATTATCTTCTCAATATAAATATACTGAGGGCTAACCCCTGTTACACCATAAATATCTCCTACTGGTATATACCAATCCTCTTCTTTAAGACTAGAAAGGTCACAAACAACAACCTCGCATTCCTTATTATTCGCCTTTAAATAAGAAGATAGATAAAGAACACCCATCATAGGTATGTCTCTATCACTAATCAACCAAGGGCTAGGTGGGATTATTAATACCAGTTTCATTTTATGCAAACTCGTTAAATGTAGTTTCTGTAAGAACGTCTTCTAATACTATTTGTTGTTTAACATATTTACAATATGAACACTCTATCTTTTTTGGTTGCAGTGCTTCAGCACTAGAATAAAAATTCTTTACTTCATCATATCTACATATTTTTGAGCCTGAAAATATTTTACTTTTGTTTTCTACAGCAAGTTCACTACTTGGACAAGCATAAACATTCCCGTCCGTATATAAACATGGTTTAATCATAAAAATACGACAATCGGTATTTGGTCTAATAGTATCTATGTTAAAATCAGATAAAAACACATACTGATTATTTTTATACCCTGCCAATAATTCCCTTAACATATCTACATTGTCGTTTATAGATTTTACTGGGACAATACAATCTGGTGCCACCCTACACGGTATTTTAAACGAATTAGCTATTGAAATAACATTATCAAAAATATCTTTTGTAGACATTTCATTCCAAATATAACAAAACGTAACAGTAGTACCGGATTTTAATATTCCTTCTACGTTAACAGTAGGTAAATAATCTAAAACATTTAAAGATAATCTAACCCAGTCACAATATTCCCAACATTCTACCTTGTCATAATCTATTCCGTTTGTATTTACACCAATTTTCATCCCAAGTTTATGCAAAAAGGAAATGTACTCATTTATATAAGGATATAAGGTTGGGTCTCCACCACCAGTTATTTCTACTGCTCTTGTACCTATAGAGTAAAATTGCAATATACCTTCTGTAAGTTTGTCAAAACTGAGGTCTAATGTTTTATCCTCTCTGTTTTTAAAGCAACAATAAGCACAATTTAGCTGGCATCTGTGGGTAGGCATAGTATGAACCATAATAGGAGTCACCTTACCAAATTGTAAATCACTTAATATATCTAAATGTTTAAACAATTTTACATTATTTGACGTGCAACTAAATTTTATTTGACTCATAATTTTCCCTATAATCTTTGTATGTTTGTACTAATCCGTCCTCTAGTTTTTTTGTATAATGCCAACCAAGGTCGTTAATCTTTTTAACATCAAGTAACTTTTGATAAGTACCGTCCGGTTTGCTAAAATCCCATTCTATATTTAAAGAAGGGCAAATAATACTTTTCAACAACATAACTAAATCAAAAATACTTATATCTTCCCCAGTACCAACATTTATTGTTTCTATACCATCATAATTATTCATTAAGAATAAACATGCTTCGGATAAATCATCAACAAATAAAAATTCCCTCTTTGGTTTCCCAGTGCCCCAACAAACCATAGCACCATTGTCTTTCATGCATCTATACATACGTTGTATAAGCGCCGGGATAACGTGAGAGTTTTTATCATTGTAAGTATCACCAAACCCATATAAATTAGTAGGCATCGCAGATATAAAATTGCAACCATATTGTTTTCTATATAATTTGCACATCATAATACCTGCTATTTTAGCTATAGCATACCCATCATTAGTACTCTCTAAAGGACCAGTAAGTAAATATTCCTCCTTCATTGGTTGAGGACATTCTTTTGGATATATACAAGAAGAACCTAAAAATAAAAGTTTATTAACACCAAACCTATATGCGTTATGAATTACATTGGTTTCCATAACCAAATTTTCATATATAAAATCGGCAGATAAAGTGTCGTTTGCATAAATACCCCCTACTTTAGCAGCAGCACAAAATACATATTCAGGTTTTTCATTTTTAAAAAAATATTCAACAGCTTTTTGATTTAAAAGGTCTAATTCGGCATGAGTTAAAGTTATTATATTCTTATATTCTTTTATAAGAAGAGATCTTACTATTGCACTCCCAACCATGCCTGTACTACCAGTAATAAATATTCTACTATTTTTTTTCATTTAGTTCATACTCCATCATTATTTTAACAAGTTCTTTAAATTTAATATTTGGATGCCACCCAAGAGCATTTTTTGCTTTATTAGCATTGCCAATTAATAA